CAGGAAGCACTGATACCGCCGTCAGAGCCGCCGGCGCCGGTCCTGCAGAAGTAAACGCCGGTGCGATAACAAGGCGAGCGCCGCCACCACCACACGGCCGTGTCCGTAGCCGAATGCTTATACGCCACCTTCGAGTTCCCAGATTTCCAGTAGTCATACTGCTTCTGGCTGTTCTGCTCGTACTGGTTAGCATAACTTCGGCTGCCCTGTACCTCGAACTCCGCAAAGAGCCACAGCCAGTCCGTGGTGGCTGTAACATCCCCGGTGGCATTGCTGTTGCCATGGTTATCTGTGTACTTGGTGACCGACTTCATGACCGCTCTCAAATCGCTTGGCAGGGCTGCCAGCAGGGAATTTGCTGGCGGACTGCTGGGGCTTCCGCTGTTGCCCAGAAGGGTCGTCCTCATGTAGCAGCCGCTCCACCCGCGTGCATTGGTGCGGCTGGTGTTCATGTTGAAGTAGCCAGTGTTGGTCTGCTCACTGCTATATTGATTGTCGCACAGGGCCACCAGCTTCCCGCCGATCTTTCCCAGAGCGAAGTGGGTGCGGCTGGCTCCCTCCTTGGCGCTGTTGTGGTTGAAGCCAACGATGAACGTGTCGATGGACAGATTGCTGAAGGTGAAGTTGCCCACCTTGCCGTTGATCTTGATGTTTTTGGTGTCGCCCACACTCCACACGTTGGCGGCGTCCCCGGTATCGCTGGCAGCCCTAATCGCGGCCCAGGCGTTGGCGTTCAGGGTGGTGTTGAATATGTTCACCTTCACCGTACACGTCTTATCAGCAGGGGCGTTGTGGTTGGTTCCAGCCGCTACCTTCACGGTGATGGTGGCCGTGCCAAATGCCACGCCTGTCACGGTGACGGTGTTGCCGCTCACGCTCACAGTGGCCACGCCGGTAGCGTTGGACTGTGCGGTGATGGCCCCGTCTCCGGCTCTTGTGACGGTGATGGAGCCCGTCTTGGTGGCGTTGGTAAGAGTCAGGCTCTGCGGGTTCAGCGACAAGCTGCCAGCGGCCTTCCCGATCACCCAGTTTACGTTCTTGGTCCCGGTGTCGCCTCCGCTCCAGCAGTAGTTGCTGGTAGGCGTAAAGGTGGCCTGGTAAGTACCGGCATTGGTTCCGCTGGTAGCCCCGCCCAGGGTCATCTTTTCAGCATCATAGTTGCTCCAGGACGGACTCTGGGCGCTGCCAGTGTAAGTCAGCGTCCCGCTCTGTGCAGGAACCGCAGCGATGGTGGCACGGCCGATAGACCATGTGACCTCCTTCGCATTGGTGGTGTTGTCACTCCACTGGTAGTTCTTGGTCGGGGTGAAGGTGGCAACATGGCTCCCCGCGTCAGTGGCGCTCTGTTCACCACCAATGGTCATCTTGGCGCTGTCATAGTTGTCCCAGGTCGGAGACTGTGCAGTGCCAGTATAAGTCAGGGTGTTGTTCTGGGACGGCACGGCGGCGATAGTGGCCCGGTTGATGCTCCAGGTTACCTCCTTCTCATCCGCTGTTCCGTCGTTCCACTGATACCCTTCCTTCGGCTTAAACGTGGCGATGTAGGAACCTGCATCGGTTCCCTGTACCACGCCGCCAAGTTCCAGGGCTTCCGGGTTGAAGGCGTTCCACGTTGGACTTTGAACGCTGCCGTTGTAGGTCAGGGTGCCATTCTGAGAAGGAATGGTGTCAATGGTGAACGCCAGATTCGCAATTTTATCAAACACTTCGTCAAGTGCTTCCTGGACATTGGTGGCATCCGCCTTAGATTCCTTGTTGTCGTAGCTGATGTTGGCTGCGGCACTGGCTACCTCAGAGCCAGATCCGCCGCCGCCAACATTGACTGATCCAAAAGCCATTAGCTATTCTCCTTTCCGGCTTCAAGCCAGTATTCTGCTGAAATGGGGGTGGTCGGGGCACTTTTAGCCCTAATGCGGATAGCGCCCTCCACAGTCTCACAGGTCGGACACATTTTACAGGCGATAGCTGCGGACATACTCTCGGGAGCGATCATAACCGATGCCCGATCCTTGGCCGTTACGCTCTTGTCCGCTATATCATAGTAGTCCGGATAGGCGGCCACGCTTTCGCCGCTCTGCCAACCGGCGGCCGGGATAGTCACCGTAACAGCGCCGGGTTTGTCCGCCTTGATCGTTTCAAACTCCTCCAGGGCTTCCGTTACCGTCTGGGCCAACTGCCAGACAAGGCCGTTGGTGAAGTTCTTGGCTGCCTCCGCACAGGCTTTCAGATGCTCCGCAAGTGTTACTTTACCCATGCGTAATTACCTCCGTGAGAATGAGTGAGGGCGGGGATGCTCCCCCGCCCTCCTGTATTCCGATTTCAGATCAGCCCTCGTCATCAGTGCTGGCAGCGAATACCTCGTTGAGCATTTCGGTCACCTCTTCATTGCCCGCAATCTGAACAACGGTAACCTCAGAGCCGTTGACCTTGATAGCGCCGGCGGTGCTACTCGCTTCAACCTTAGTAGCCCCCTCAGCCACGCCATCCAGTTTGGTCTTGTCGGCGGCAGACATGGCACCAGCGGCACTGGTGCTGGCAAGGTTCAGCTTAAAGCCGGCGGCGGTAACCTCCAGGCCGTTAGCGTTGGCAGTGTCCACCTTGGCGGAAATTACGCTCTGAGGGCTGACCTCAATGCCGTTGCCGCCAGTATAGACATCCACCAATTCATTGACGGGCAGATAGATGTGGGTAGCGGTGTCATCAGCATTCTTGGAGTTCACCACGAAGTCGATGTAGAGATCGCCGACTTCAGCGCCATCGTAAGGCTGATTGGCCTCCTCCACCTCCAGAATGTCGGCGCTATTGACCAGAAAGTCCTTGGGAATATTGATCTTCTCGCCAACAGGGGTGCTATCCTTGGTGAGCTGATAGGTGGCGAGATAGCCGCTCTCAGCCGTTCCCAGCTTGGTAATGCTATACTCCGCAACCTTGATGGCCTTGAGTTCAGCCTTTGTGGCATAGTCACTCTTGATCTTCTCGGACAGGCTCTTCAGTGCGCCGAGCTTTACCAGCTTGTTCACATCGTAAGACATATTCTTTTCCTCCTGATTATTCAAAAAATATTTGGCATTTAGGCTTCGGCGCCAAACACCTCATCGAACATTTCACCGACTTCTTCGTCGGTGGCAACGGAAACAGCGGCGGCGCCCAAAGGCTCCAGATCGCCAGTTTCATTCTTGATCTGATAGGCGGTGGAAGTTCCCTCCTCGACGACGGAGATGTGCTGTCCCACATAGGCCAGAGGGCTCGTTTTGGCATAGGTCTTCGCCTCATCCAGAGAATAGAACACAGAACTCTTATCCAGAGGGAAGGCATCCTGCCGGGACATACTCAGGGGGAACTCCATGAAGGCAAAAGACTTGTCAGCACCATTGATAGCCATATTTCATTCCCTCCTCTCAGCCCAGAGTGACCTTCAGGGTAGCGGCGTTCTCATACGGCACAGCCGGCTCGAACACCCAAACCTTGTAGTCCTGGGCAGTATAGCCATTGGCACCCTCGACAGCCACGGTGGACTGGACGAATGTGCTGGTCACATCGGCGTTCATGGCTGTCTCGTTGATAACCTTCGTTACGCCGGTCTTATCGGCCAGGCAGGCGATAGCCACACGCTGCGCCCCTGCGGGTACATTGATCGTGATGGTACCGGCGGCATAAGCCTTATTGCTCTTGGTCAGGCCCCGGATGTAGGCACTGTCGAGCGCAGGCTTATCCTCGGTGGCGCCGTAGAAGTAGTTGCGGTACGGGGTGTAGGCGCCGGTAGTCTTTTCCTTCGTGCCTGCGGCAATCGTCACAGCCGGTTCGGAATCGCTGCCCAGGTTGTCCTTGGCGGTCACGCCAGCTCCGTGAGTAGCGGTCACCTTGTATTTCAGGCTGGAAACGACATTCTCGCCGCCCTTGTCACCGATGATAAAGCCCGCTCCTCTATTGTCATCGGAACCAGCGTCCAGAGAGGCGGCGTCCACGCTGGCAATCTGCTCCGTGCCCAGGTCTGTGATCCGCTCAATCTTCCAGTTAGAGGCGGCAACGCCGGTCTCTGGGCCGTACTGGTAAGAGCCGGGGGTCAGGGTGCCAGCGGTGTAGCTGGCACTCTCCAGCTCAGTGCCCGCCTCCACGGCCTTTGCTCCGGACAGGTTGAAGCCACTGATGCTGGGCTGCGCCGTGATGGTGGGCTGGAGCCGCTTGCTGAAGATGTCGGTCAGGATGTCGGCAACAGACATACCCTTTGTGGCGAACTCGGCTGTGCCATTCTGGTCCTTGGTCTTGTTGCCAACCTGCGTGTAGTTACCGGCCATGGTGATGTTGTCCCGCATGATGACCTTATCAGCGTCAACATTACCGGTGATAGCGACCCACTGCTCGCCATCGTACCAGTAAGAGGACATCTCATAGGTCACCCCACCAACGAGGGTGGTGACGATGAACACATCGCCTTCCTTTGGAGTGGGAGCCTCCTCTTCACCAAAGAAGGCGGAGATCACATCGGAATCGGCGGTGGCAAGGTCGGTCTTGGTGCCGGAATATATGGTGCCGGCCCCCAACTCTTCAAGGGCCTGGGCCAGTTCCTCCTCGGTGATATAGTCATCGAGGGCGACGGTCGTATCGTCGATCAGCTCCACAACGCCATCCACCAGGGCGTAGATGTCATAGTGCTGCGTCTCTGCGTTCTTGACCAGATACAGGACGTTCTCCTCCGCCGCAGCCGCTTCCGGCACGGCATCCGCCTTCTGGAACCGGGCGTGGCCCGCCTTGGAGATGGCAGCCAGGTACTCCGCCTTAATGCGGGTCGCCGTGTCCTTCAGGGCCTGGAGGTTTGCAAGTTTCGTAGAATCGTAGGCCATACTTTTTCCTCCTGATGATTTGTTCTTGCTCCGTTAGGGTTCCGGTGGGAACACCTCGTCGAGCATTTCCCCGGTCTCCACAGTCGATGCCATATCCTCTTCGGAAACAGAGGCACCGGTTGCAGAGATCGTGCCGTCGGCGGTCACGCTGATGTTATCGCCGATCTTCACGCCGCCGAGCCGGGTCTTGGTCGCTACTGGTAGCACATAGGCCCCACCCCCTCCGCTGCTCCCGCCGGAGCCGCTGGAGAGCAACGCAACCGTTGCGGCCATATCTGCGGCGGGTTCCTTCTTTGCCCAGAACCGCAGAACACCGGCGAGAGACTGAGCCGTAGGACAGAATCCCACCTCGTTTGCGGTATGCAGGGCGCTTTTATGCAGGGCAACATCAGGGAAATGGTCGGCGGTCGCCTCGGCCATCGCTACCTCCACACGATAGCGGTAGCTGTCCTCCCCTGCTTCGCCCAATTCATCAAGATCCGGGTCCAAGGCCCAGCCCGTGGCCGGGATCGTGATGTCTTTGATGGTGGTGGTGCCGACGCTGCCAATAATCTCCGTAACGGACTCGTTCACCATGGCCTGGACAAGCTGTTCAGCCTCTTCAGCCGTAATGAAGGCCCCGGGGTTGTAGGTGACCTGGATGTCTGCGTCCACCTCCAGCGCAATCGTCACCGGATAGCGCCGGATGTCGATGCGGTTATCCTGATAGGCGTTGACCGGCTGTGGGCTATCGCCCAGAGTGGCATAGTAGAGCAGCACTTCCTCGCTGTTGGCAGTCTTGGCATAAATACCAAACTCCCGCAGCCAGAAGCCAGTCTTTAGACCACCGTTCATGTCGTTGCGGTACTCCACCACCAGGGACAGGACGCCATTCTCGACGGTAGGCACCGTCGAAGTGGCCTCAGCGACCGGGTTCACCAGATCTTCCATGTCGATGGGTTCCACGCCTTCAGGCATTTCCCCGGAGCCGACAACGATGCGGGTGAACTCAATCGTTTCCCCGGCGATCAGGCTGGTGATGAGGTCACGGCCTTTTACTGTGATCGTTCCGCCGTAGTAACTCATTTGCGAAGTTCCTCCTTCTTATCGTTTTGGGGCATTATTCCTGGATTGAAATGCCGTTGATGGGCGTCTCCATGATGCTGTGGACTGCGCTGCCGGAATCGAGCTTGGCGGCATAAGAAATCCCCCGCTCAAGGAGCGGGAGATCATCCTGGCTCACACTCTGGAAGTTCGTTCCAAGCCTGATTTTGTGGTGCAGCTTATAATCACGCTCAATTCCAGGAAGCGTGTCCTCCGTAATAGTCTGGATGCCGGAGCCAACCCGCACCCTGGCCCCGTAGTCAATCTGCCTCTCCAATACAGGCAATGTGGTCACCGTTACAGCGTACCCGAGGCCGCTTCTGATGCGAAGCCATGCGGTCTCCATCTCCACCGTAGTCCGGGCAATCAACCGCAGGGTGATGCCGGCCGCCCGGATGAGCGGAGTCTTGAACAGTGGCGTAGTATCCACGTTTCCCGGGAGGTCCCCGGTGTCGAAGATCATGGTGGCCGGCTCATCTGGGTCCTCGGTGTAGTACAGGGGTCGGTCCCAGAACATTCGGAACGCCTTGATGATGTCGGGATAGGTACAGTCACAGGTGTTCTTCAGGATCTTGTAGATGAGGTATTGCCGGTAGGTATCATCGTCAATGACTTCAAATGGGATTGGCTTCCCGGCGAGCTGCCCGGCTTCTTTTCGGGTCATCACAGCAATGTCACCCACACCGTCAAGCTGCTTGCCCACGGCGGTATAGACATCCCGTTCATTTCGGAGCTGTTCGTAGAAGTCATAGACAGCCTGAAGCTGGATGCCGATGACTTCCACCAGGCCCTCAATGTTTTCTTTGCCCCGGAACTGTTCGACCAAGTCGGCCTTCAAGGCGGATACAAAGTCAGCCATCAATATCCACCTCGATCATATCTTCCGAAGTGTAGGCTCTCTGACGGGCCGTAATCACGGCGCTTCGGACGGGATAATCCGTTGGCTCCGTCCCGGCGTCTGCTGTCGTGAAGAGCTTGATGTCGATATAGCTGATACCGGAGCAGGCTTTGTAGAGTTCGGACATGAACTGCTGGGGGACAACATCTGCCCCAGCCTCCAGGGCCGCCATATTCTCCAGAACGACCTCTCGCAGCAGATCCACATAGTTCGGCGGGATTGCCTCGGTCTTACTGAGCGTGATGCCAAGGTGGAACCAGGTGTAGATGGTCGTCGGCCGGGAAAACCGGATTGTAATATCCTCATCGTAGGCCCCGGCCAGAACAACGGAGGTATCTCCGTAGGTATTGATGCCACCAGCCTTTTTCTGGAGGATTTGCTGGGCAATTTCCGTGGAATCTCCACCGTCCACGACGATCTCGATGCTGTGCGGCGGCCGCCCGTACTCATCCCACTCATGGGTAGGGTTCTCATACGGGGCTACGCTGGTCACGCCCTGCACATTGTTCAGGATGGCAGACCGGATGCTCTCTAACATCATAGAGGACCGGTTGAATATCTTGTCGGCGTAGGACTGCCGGAACTCTGTATCAGTTTCCTCATCCCGGCCAGCGATATAGGTACACAGGTTCGCCACGCTCAGGAGGCCGGCGTCCGCCTTCACGATATTCGTAATGACACCCTCCGGGAGCAGGATGTCGCCGGTCTCAACGGTTCCGAACGTGATGATGGTCGTAACGGTATCCGTGGTCAGGTTCTCCGACAGGACCAGCACATTGGTCGAGGTGATGTCCTTGGCCTCGATCCGCAGTAGCTCATTCTCCTCATCTACGGTGACTGTAAAGTCTTCATCCTTGATGGCCTCTGCCATCCCTTTCAGGATCGCCACAGTGCCAGGGTCCGTCGGGGCATAAGAATACACCGCCCCATTGATGGCGACGGTGTAGACATCCCCTGTGCCCAGGGAGGATATTTTGATGGCCGCCTTATTGAAGGCGCTCCGGGTAATCTCCCGGGTATCGGTGATGGTGAGTTGCGTAGTGGGGTTCATGGTCGATGAAATCATGGTCCCGGCGGCCAGTTTCGTCCCGTCTCGCCCGGTGCAATGGATGGGGTAATACGACTTTGCCGCCGCTTCTCTGGTGGAGCCGCCGTACTGCGCTGCGTTATCGAGGCTCCGTCCCTCAGCAGAGGACGGATACTGCGAGTGGTACACATCCTCCCCCAGTTCCCAGAGCTGGGCAATCTGGTCGGCCACATCGGTCAGCAGGTGATTGATGAATGACTCCGGGTTTTGCCGGGTATTCACACCCCACCGCTTCGACAGGTCCGTGTGCATCTCATCCAAGATCACGTCCAGCCGTTTGATGTTCGGCCCGTTCGGGGTCAGCCCATATTCACTCATACAGCGTCACCTCCTCCCTATATGCGGCTTCTCCAACTGAGCAGGTAAAGACGAAGGAGGCTGCCCGCTTTGTCCGGTCATAGTTGACCGAGGTGACCTCGGCAGCGGTCACCCCTTCCACCTGCATGATTTCGTCTCGGATAAGCGACCTGATCTTCACGGTGTTCGGGTTCTTCACGAACACCTCCTCGAACCAGGGGAAGCCCAGCTCCGGCCCGAGCCTCCATTCATCGTAGATCCAGCGTAGCCGAATCAGGACTGCTTGCCTCACGCTCTCCGTCAGGGAAATATCTCCGACGGCCGACACATCTATGTCGCCATCTCGATTGAGCTTGATGTCTACCAAATTGATACCTCCCTCCGAAAACTTGTCGTGAAATCAACTGAACGGCCGCAGGAAATGACCTTCCGGCCTTTGGATGTAGTTTTATCTCCGCCATGAAAGTTCCTGAGAAACGCTGTAAAGGGCCCTGGCGGCCTTATCCACCGATGTTCACATCTTTGCTTCCGGCACTGATCCGGCCGGACCCGCTGTGCGGAGCCAAGGTATCGTCCCGGCGGGCCGCAGGCTTCCCGTTGATGAAAACGCTACTGCTGCCTACGGCTACACTCCCCTGAGAGCTGCCGCAGCAACTGTCACGCTCAGTTGTTGTGCTCCCTGCGACAGCGGCCGGTGTTCCGTTTATGAATACATCGCTTGAGCACCCTCCGCTGATTTCCCCAGAAAACTGCTCCGGGGAGTGGGGCGGGACATGGCCGGAGTGCTCTCCGGCCGTTGTGCCGGTTACGGCGTCTCCAAGTCTCGCAGCCTGGGCCATACTTCCTCATCCCCCTCATGTTGCATAGTGGAGGCCGAGTCCAGAATACAGGTGCTTGCATAACTCCCTCTCGATCTGGTCCTTGTAGACGGTCATCGGCCTGCCATCCACCCGTATCTCCGTGGTCTCCCGCAAGATGGGGGCTTCCGCACCCGTAGCGGCCAACTGAACAGTCTCCGCAGCACAGGGATATGGTAAGAATCCAGTGGCCTCCATTCGCTTGTGGTCACAAGTCATAACGTGCGGGCACTTCCTGCATTTCTCAGACAGTTTTGACAATCCCATAGTTATTCCTCTTTCAGTTCAGATTGACCACGCCGCCCTGCGTGGTGAAGTTCCCGTTCACAGTCACATTCCCATTGAGCGTTATCGTGCCGGCGTCCACCTGAACAGATCCGGCCTTGACCGTGACCTTCGTGCCCTTCACATCTACCACCACTGCGTTCCCGTTGCAGGCTTCTGCCATGACGGGATTGGCCTTTGCAAACAGGCCCGGGATGCAGATGGAGTTGGTCAGGTCGAAATCAAGGTCGGTGTCGGTCTCCTGCCCGTAGAGCCAGTAGTCTATGCTCTGCTCGGCCACGATGATGAGGCATCCGTCTCCGGCCTTCACCGGGTAGGCGATGGTGGCCTGCTGCCCCATAGACTGCGGGAACACCACGGGGACGCCGGTGACCTGGGGGAAATCAACTGTGGTGCCGTCCGGTTTCTTGAACTTCATGGTGGGCAGTACCGTGGCAAGACCGGTCCCAGGGTCGAACGATACAATGGAGCCGGGAAGCGCCGTATGGACGCCTTTCAGGGTATCCTTGACGGTATCAGTGACCTCCTGGACAAATTCCTGCATCATTACCCGCTCACCTCCAGCAGCCTCGCTTTGCAGATCCAGTCACCGGATACATTGTCGCCGGAGATCTCCAGCGAGTAGACCCGGAAGTAGCCGGTAACTGTTTCTGATTCTAGCTTCACATAATCATCAATATTGATGGCCCCGTTCAGGAAATACTCAACGTCCCAGCCAAGAGTATTCTTCCCGGTGGCCTCATCCTGGGTGATTACCACCCGGGCCGGTATGCCCAGCAGCCCGGTATCCGGTGAGAGCACATAGACCTCCCGGGACATCACATCCCCGGGCTTCTTGACCTGCATGACGCCGTTCTGGAGGCTCCAGGACAGATTACAGCACTTGCAGCCCTTCGTCATAATATCCCGGGCCAGGCCCACAAAACTGAAGCCGTTGGAGATGTCCACGAACTCGGCGTTGTAGGAGTAGGACACGGCCACGCCCATCTGTGCGGCCACATCATCGAAGATCGTCTTCCAGTTCACCGTGCCGTTGTAGGAGACTGACACATAGGTATCCCGAATTTCGACTAGGTTGTCAATGACTTCTATCTCTGTCTTCCGGTCGGCGCTGTCAATGGTGGTGCTGACGTAGCTGACGATGCCGGCGAAGATCAACGCCAGCTTGCTCCCGTACCCTGCCTTCAGGGATACCACGCAGTCCTTTTCATTCAGGACCGCAAGCTGGGACGGGTTCAGGTTCCACAGGGTCACCCGACCTGTGTTCTGGGTCTCCAGATCACTCTTCTGGAGGGAGAAGTTGACATGGAGGGCTACGGGCTGCACCTTCGAGGTCTCTCCCACCTCGAAGCCGGTCCCCCCCGCCGGCCCCGCTGCCAGGCGGTATTGCCTATCGAAATTGTCATACCCAGCCATAGGGCCTCACCTCCATGCGCTCAATATCGTCATCCGGCAGAGCCGGAGCTGCTTTCAAAATCAGAGGTCAAAACAGGCGGTCAAACTCGCTTTGACCAAATGTTTTTACGATAGTAAAAACATAATAATATATATAAGGGTTACGGTAACGGTTACGGTTACGGTATACCACTGGATTTTCCGCGGACTGTCCCAAGGATTGTCCGCAGGACCGTCCGTGGGACAAGCCAAAATTGCAGAGATTTTGTAATCGTAAATTCGGATTACAAATCACGGTTTTTTGAAATCCTTATTTCCGAATGGCGGGTCAAAATCGGTGCAAGAGTGGTGCAAAACACCGCTTTGAACCTGTTGTCCGAGGATTTTCCGACGGAAATTTTTTGGACTTTCCACGGACTGTCCCGTGGACTGTCCCTGGGACAATCCTCAGACGCATCGAAAATGATGGTGAAAAGGCAGATGGGCGAGGACTATCCTTTGGACTGTCCGCATTTTCAGCAGAGGACTATCCGCAGGAATGTCCACGGATTTTCCGCAGACATTCCGCAGGACAATCACTCACCAAAATCAACCGGGCAGAAGATGAACTGGGCATTTCCACTCTTGAAGTCGTCCCTCCCAATCCGGTCCAGCTTGCTCATTGCTCCGAACACCCCGGCGGGTATCCGGGTCAAGCCGAGGAAAACATTCAGGGGGAACTGCGGCACGATCTTCACGCCCAGGACTATCGGCACATTCTGGGAATCGTACAGGCTGAACTTCCAGTAGTCCTTGCTGTCGTTGTAGGTAAATCGAATCAGGTAGGCGGTCCCGGACAGCACCACCCGGGATACGCTGTCGTTCATATCCGGGACCTCGATGATGGTATAGTCCATAAGCGCACTCCCTTCGTGTTGCCCCGCTCGCCTCATGCAGCCGCAGCGGAGCATAGAAGGCCCGCGCCGCCTACATGAGCACCCCACGCTTAAAGCGCAGGGCTTCGGCGGCCGCAGGCCCATTTGGAAATCAGATTAAGCCGATGGAGTTTGCAGCGTTATACAGGATGCTTGACTTGCTGTTCCCGTTGGAGCCGCTGCTTCCTCCCGCCCCGGAGCTTCCGCCGCCGGAGCCAGACCCAGACCCGGAACCACCGCCGGAACTACCAGTGGATGTACTGGCCGTCCCGGCGGATGCTGCCGTCGCCCCGCTCTTGCCATAGCTGTCGGGGATAGTTGTGGTCTTGGCCGTGGTGACCCGGATTTTCTTGAAGGAAATCGGGATCTGCCGAGCATAGCCAATCTCCAAGCTCTTGCTGATGGTGATGCTCTCGATTGCCATGCTGGTGTAGGTGGCATCCGAGGTAACGATGGTGACTGGCTCTTTGGCAAAGTACAGCTCCTCAAGCTGCTTGACCACGTTGTCCACTCGGGTCGGGCTGGCGCCGTGACGGCGATACCAGGTGACCGGAGTGTTGGTGACGAACAGGGTCATGCTCAACTTTTCGGGGTTGAGGATGACGGAATCGCTCACTGAGAAGCCAGATTCAACGGAATACTCCGGGACTGTGGCCTCCAGAGTGCGGCTCTCGTCGATAAGGGCATCGAATTCAAGCCCGTTGATGGATACGGGCTGCGTAGCTTTTCCCATTCATCCGCCCTCCTTACCGTGCGTATGCCAGACCCCGGGCCAGCTCAGAGGTAACATCCCGGGCAGACCGATCCATAGTCCCGGCCGCCTTCTGCTGGATGGCCTGGTCACCGTTGAAGGTGTTGTTGATGTTGGAATTCAGGACGACGCTCTTGCTGATCTGGCTGGTGCCAGCGGCCGTGGCAGCCGTTCCCCCGCTGACCATGTTGGCGCTCGCCATGACGGACATCTCTCCGGTGATACCTTCCAGGGCCTTACGGACCTTCTCCTTGCCGGCTGTGATGCCCTTACTCATCAGGTCAATCATGTCCGGCATATAGGTGTGGAAGTTGCTCAGAGGGCCTTCATCCGGTTCAGAGAAGCCGAGGAAGGACTTGATCTTATCGGCTACACCGGCCACAGCATCGCCCACTGCGCCGATAGCTCCCTTGATACCGTCTACAATGCCGTTGATGATGTCAGCACCCCACTGAAGGGCCTGAGCGGGCAGCGATTTGATCCAGTCGATGGCGGCCGTGAAGCCGTTGACGATGGCATCCTTGATGTTGGTTACCGTCGTCGTAATCCCGGTCAGAATATTGGTGAACGCCGTAGTGACGGTGTTCCAAATATTCTGGGCAACGCCAGAGATGAAGCCCCAGATCGTCGAAAAGATACTGGAGATTACGTTCCATACAGCCGTCAAGATCGTGCTTACGATATTGATGATGCCCCCGAAGATGTCGGAGACAAGCTGCTTCACATTCTCCCAGAGTGCGCCCCAATCGCCAGCAAATAGCGCAGAGAATACAGCGAATAGGTCTGCAATTACATCGAAGGCAGCGCCAAATACTGCTTTGATGACTTCCCAGACGCCCGTGAGCGCCGTGATGATGGTGTTCCCCCAGGTATCCCAAAATTTCTTCAGGTTATTGAACACAATCCGGGCAATCGTGCTGATGATGTTCCAGATGATCGTCAGCACGTTTTTGATGCCATTCCAGACGTTGACCAGAGCCTGGGTAATTTGTTCGCCGTGTTTCTGCCAGAAACTGTGCAGGCCGCCGAAAATGGTGGTCGCAACGGTCTTAATCACATTCCAGACGCCCGAAAGGATGCTCTGGATTGTATTCCATGCTGTGACGAGAGCATTTTTTATCTGCTCCCCGTGCTGCTGCCAAAACTCCTGCAAATCGCCGAAGACCGCAAGTGCAACAGTTTTGATGACATTCCAGACCGCCGTGAGGACGTTCTTGATGATGTTCCAGGCGGTCAGAAGTCCGGCCTTGATCTGGTCCCCGTGTTCCTTGAAGAAGTCACGGATACCGCCCCATATAGCGGAGCAGGCTTTTTTGATAGTGTCCCAGGCCGCCAACAGGAACGATTTGATTGCGTTCCAGGCGTTGATGATGGTCTGCCTTACGGCCTCCACATCGACGCCGGCCTTTTCCAGCAGGGAGCCGATGAGCGAGTCATTGCCCTGCATGAAGTTGATGAAATCCTCTACCAGCAGAGCAAGGAGCAGTGCAACCGCAATGATTGCCAGGGTCTTGACGTTGATGCTGGTGAGCAACTTCGATATTGCTGATAGGCCAGACGTTATTTTGCCGAAATTAAATACTGCAAAGGCTATGCCGGCCGTCATAGCTATCAGGCGGAACAGTTTATCGACGCCGCCCAGCTTATCGGCCAGCCAGGTCACTCCATTGCGTAGTCGGTTCAGGACGCCTATAACCTTGTTGAAGGCCGACACCATGAAACGGCCTATACCGTCCGTGATGCCGAGCGTTTCATTGGTTTGGGCCAGCCATAGCCCCCACTTACTTCGGATCACCGTTAGAGCGTCGGTGATCGTATATTTCACATTTCCGAACTCTGCCTCAATTTCCGTGGCGCTGTCAATGAATGCCGCTTTCAGGTCGGATACCTTCATGGCGCCGCTGGATGCCATCTCTTCGAGCTGGTCCGATGTGGTGCCCAGCCGTTTATTCAGCAGGGCCACGGCCTCCGGTGCCCGCTCCAGAAGCTGGCTGATGGTTTCGCTGTCAACATAGCCTTTCTGGAAGGATTTGTTGATGGCCTCCATCAACGAGGCAATATCCTCGTTCGTTTTACCGGCGCTCTTAAACAGCATCGTGGCGGCGTTGTTGAACTTCACCGCCTCATCCACATTGCTGAACAACTCGGAGTTGCCCTTGACCAGCATTGCGACCACATTGGCCGTATCCGAGTATGAGGTCCTGGTGGCCTCCGCAGCGTCCATAATCTGCTGCTGGATCTCCCTCTGATCTCCCAAGGCCGAGGTAGCATTGCGAATCTGATTATTGACACGGGTGAACTCTTCAACAAGTTCATTTGCGGAGGCGAGGCTGAGTCCAATGCCGATGGCTCCGAGGAGCCTGGAGGCGGTATCCTTGATACCGGAGATCGTATTGTTTACCCTATCGACATCCTGCTCATTGACTCTGAATCCGATTCTGTTGATAAATTCGGAGATCGTCAACCGCCGTCACCTCTTTCGCTTATTTCTGATGAGCCTGCTGCTTCAACTCCTCCGCCCTCCCCCTCTCAATGTCCATATCCATGCAGTAGAGGGCGTACAGTTTCAGAGCTTCGTCGAGGGTGTAGACCGTTTCGAGCTCCAGCTTCGATGCAATTCGGGCTTTGATGAGGGTATACATTCTCATCTCAAGCTCCGTGAATTGGGTCAGGTCGAGGTCTCCCCATTTTTGGTACTCGGAGCCTGCTTCTGAAGAAGCTCCTTTAGGCTTCCAAATTGGGCTCCGATTTTCTTGAAAAAACCCTTGAAGTTCAGGCGAATTACCTCGAAGCAGAGGATATACATATCCTGCACATCACCGCAGAACACCTCATTTGCCAGGTCATAGTCCAGGAGCTTGACCTCCCCGTTCGTGGCCTCGCACTCAACCGAAATGTTCTTGTTGTTGATGAGGAGCTTCTTCATCAGGTGCTCGAACTTATCGCCGGAGATGCTGGAGAAAGCGGAGGTCAGGGCCGGAAGGGCGTCCTCCACATCGACATCCATGATGCTCTTCGGCTTATCTTCGGAGCTTACCTCCCCGTTGCTGTTTCCGACCAGGGCGGCCACACCGCCCAGCAGCGGAGATAGCACGGAGGCCAGCTCGCCACTGATATTCACGGCAACGAAGGCCGGGAAGGGCTTGATGTAGAACGTGCTATCGCCGATTTTCTTTTCAGTGACTTCCATTTGTTTCATAATTCAATACCCCCTTATTGAATTGAGAGGAGCCGCCCAGATGGGCAGCCCCTCTCATTGCCTTATTCGGTCAGGTTGCCGGAGCCAGTGTGCAGCTCCCACTCGCGGTTGGTGGACTCCTTTCCAAAGCCACGGGACGCCGGCTTGATGGGCCAAGCGGCGTCGGTGCTGAACACCATGCCGCCCTTCAGGTCTTTAATCAGGATCGGGAACATACCGTTTCCGGTCTGCCGGTCCTCGGCAAAGCGTTCCTGGAGGAAGGAGTTGGTGTCGGAGGTCTGCAATACCGTGATCTTCACGATGTAGGTATCGTCCGGGCTGATGCTGCGGACAATCTCTCCGTCACAGCCTACCTTCTTGGTCACACCATCGCCGTTGGGGTCAATGGTGATAAAGGAATCATCGGCATAGCCAGTGACGATGTGGTTGCCAAAGGCAACGGTGACCTCCTTCGGGTTGTAGGTCTTGATCTTTCCCATTGCTCAGTTCCCTCCTTCCTTACAGCTCATAGGTCAGGCTGCCGGTCAGCTCCGCAAAGTGGATAGCCCCGGCCAGTCTGGCCTTGAAGGTGCATTTCGTCAGCCGGCGAGACGCCCGCTCAGAGGCGGACAGACTGGCCGCCAGGGGCACAGAGGTCGTGTACCCGGGGATGGAGTTGCCGTCCTCATCGAACTCCTCTTCGGCGATACCGCCGACATCCTGCCCGGCCTTCAGAGAGGCGAGCATCTGGTTCTGCACCAGACCGATGCCGCTGTCGGTGTAGGGCACTTTCGACCGGGTCACGAACAGGTTCACGACCCGGACCTGCATATCGTTCTTCAGCCAGTCCCGGAAACGGATAACGTCGGCCCACTCATCGCCAACGACCTTGCCGTTCATGCTGATGTTCTTGTTGCCGACCGTGATGAAATAGTTCAGGCTCGCATCGGCCAGGGCCTTCATCTCCGTGCTGCTCAGGCCGGAGGGGTACACAGAAGCCAGGGCCTTGAAAGCGGCGGTCTCGCTGCCGGATTCATAGTTCAGCCACTTGGCGACCCAGGCCGCGTTCATGTACCAGTTGGCCTCCGGCACATCCTCATCCGCCTGTTTCGTGCTCTCCCGGCCATAGATACCCATGGTACGGAAGTAGACATTGCCGACAGAGGGCTTATTCCCCCCATCCTCTCCGGCACCGAAAAAGGCCATCTCCGTGTAGCAGAACATCTTCTCCTGGGTCTCGATGTAGGCGGCAATGTCCTCGTACAGAGCGGGGTCCACGCCAGCGGTGCAGAGTACATACCAGCCGCTGGTCTCCAGGGCACGGGCAATCGTGGTGGCCGGAGACTCAAGGACCGTGTCAGGGCTGTCGATGGGCGTATCCTCATCGGTGGTGCTGGTTTCCGTGGCTGCTGCCCTTTTCTTGGTATCGGGGAAGCTGACGGTCACGCCATAGCTGACCGGGGAAGCGCCTTCCCGCTCAACCGTGACAACAAGGTTGATGTCCTCGCCGCCCTTCTGCATGGCCGCAATCTCGGCAAAAACGGGGAGCTTAGACAGATCCTCCAGACCGGTGATGACGGACCCATCAACCGATACGGCGAAGCCCTGTGCGGTCAATTTCTCGACCAGTTCCGTGTTGTTCACCTCAGAAATGGGGCCTTTCAGAACGATGTAGAGCCTGCGGGCATTTTCGTTGAAAGTAATCGTGCAGCCAGTGACATTGCCGGTATTGCTGATGGTATCCTTGACAATCTCGTTGACTTCCTTGATCGCCTTGGCTGCTCCAGCCGCATCCTCGGTGAGTTTCTGGACGGCGATATAGACCTGCGTGGGAGATGGACTCTGCGAGAAGGCCACGCGAGCGGCCACGCCGACCGGGTCTGCGCCATCTCCGCTGGTGACGAAGCCAGCGTCCTCCACCTCGGCGATGCTGGAGTAGACGCCCACATCCGGCGCCTGGCTCTCGCCCTTCGGAGCAGGTCCCATAATCAGCAGATTGTCAAAGCTGGTATCATCGACAATCGGGGTTGCGATGTCAATGTCAACGGTGGCAATCTGGTCATAGTTTTTGCTCATTGACTTTTATCCTCCTTGATCTCAACTTCGGTGAAGTAGCCAGTCTTCTGCTGTGCCAGCTCCTCAGACCCGCCGCCGCTGGAGTTCTGCTCGAACTTTGGAACGATGATGTCATCGGCGTTTTGGCCGGCTCCGTTGAATTGACCGCTGGAGCTTTCAGTATCTTCCGGCTCCTTCTCCGTGTAGGTGGGCGCCCCGGTATCCGGGTCAACCTCACCGGTGGGGTACTGGATGCTGCTCTCATCAAGAACGGCAGCATAGCCGACCGCCTTTTGGGTGAAATAAAACAGGACTGGCAACCTGGAACGAAACTCGTAGTTGTTGTCGTTCACCAGGCCGGTCAGGTCCTGTGCGTCACCATCGAAGGAGATTGCCACATCATGGGAGTGGCACCACTCAATGGCGTATTGGGAATTCAGGAAATCCGCAAAGGCGAGCATATCGTCCATAGCGGTATTCTCATAGGCAACCGTCTGCCCCGTTTCATCGTCTACGACAGGCAGCCCATTCGTAAACAGGTCCACCTGCATACTGATCCGGGACTGGTAGTAGCCCACCATCTCCCCGTTCACCTCTTTGTAGACAGGGGCGAGCGGGCGCTTCACATTCCCGGGGGTGATGGTGACAAGCGGGATCTGTGGCTTCGCCACTCTGCTCTGCCGGGTGAAGGTGACCTCAGCGCCGGTAAAGTATTGGGCGGTCAGGGAGCGAAACAGCTCCTTCGCCTGTGATACTCTCATGGCCCTTCACCTCCACCATTCGGCGGTTCCTGCCCTTCCTCGCCCGGGGCCTGCTCTGGAAGGACAGGGGTTCCAACCGGCGGTTCTAAATCAATGGAGCCGGCGGCATCGCTGGGGACGAGCACAAACTGATAGTTCAAGTGTGACAGGATCGTGTGGTCCCAGACCTGCGAGGACACACATTCATACCAGTCGCCGTGGTAGTACAGCAGGTCTCCCTTCCGGTTCAGCTTTTCGTCGGCTACGACGAGGCCAGCCACGCCATGGGCTTCAAGCCGCTTTACCTTGCGCTGGCCTTCCGGGAGCGCCTGCATCTGGTCGGTACTGAGGGGATGGACATTCAGGCTGGCCCCGAAATCACTGTGCGTCGAAACAAGGTAGCCCTTGACATTCTTCTGCTCGCCGAATCTCCGAATCCAGTAGAGCTTGTTGAAAATCGTAATGTTCAAGGGCTATCCCCCTCTCCGCTTGATGACGAAATTGACCGACTGCCGCATGGTGCCGGTGTCAATCAGGGGCTGCTCGGAGCCTTTCTTCTGGATGGTGGATTCTGCGTTCGGGGCAAAGCCGCCGTTGACGATCTCATCCTGGACCAGACCTTTCGCCAGGGTTCCAAGCTGCTGAAGCGCCTGTTCTGCACTCCCGCCGGAGTTTACGACCCGATTGGCCGCTTCGCAGCCCGCCTTCAATTCTGCTTCATGGTTCTCAAAGCTCTGCCGCATGAACGGCCGCTCCGGGGTATCCGAGGAGCCAAACTCGTTGTAGGCGGCCACCTCCGCTATGCTGGTGCCGTCCTCATACTTTTGGTCACCCTGGAAGCCAACCTGGACTTCCAGGCCCTCCAACTTCTTCAGTTCCCGGAAGAACCTCCGGCCGGCGGGGGTGAGATCTGAAAACTGCCTTGCCATGGGCTACTCAACCTCGCTTTCCCCGCTACAATGAATCGATACAATGACCGACCTGCGGAGCTGGAGAAACTGGACGCCATAAACAGTCAGGCCGAGTTCGGCATCCGCTGCGAGGTTGGAACTCTGATTGGCTCCAAAGCTGACGCTGCTGCCGCCCTCAGACACGCTTCCAACAGCGAAGCCGATGCCGATAGTCCCGAGTTTTCCCAGCGGATTTTCACCGAAACCGGCCATTTTCAGCTTGTGGCAGACGAGGTAGGCAAGGCCCTGCTCGTACAGCTTGCCAAACTGCTTCCGGCTCACCATGGGGCGGACAATCTCCATCATCTTCTCGATAACGGCGTCATCCACGTTCTTGAATTCCCCGCCGGTAAGCCGGATGATCTCCATGGCCGTCATGGCACTCACCTCTTATCAGCCCTCTGCGCCGCTCGCGGGCGTAGTGCGCTTGAAGCTGCGCTTACCGGTCTTCGGTGCCTCGGCCTTATCGTCGGAATCGTCGCCCTTCTTCTCGTTGTCCACGATCTTGATGTACTTCTTCGCGGCGAATGCCTGAATGGCAGGCAAAGCGGCAACATCCTTGGACACGGTGATCTGGCTGTCAGGCATGAGGATTTCCGTTCCGATGTTGATAATCTTGCTGCCGATGTTCTTGATAATCATGATGCAACCTCCTTAAAGTGAGGGCCGCCGGGTGCTTCCGACGGCCCTTTTCGTTTCCGTAGTCTCCCCTTATGATACCGGATGGTAATAAAAGGGCATAATTACGCCACGCCCACAGCAATCAGGCAGGACAGCGGGTAATACACGATCACACCGGCGGTCCGAGCCTCGCAGGGAATGACGGTCTCCAGGTTGCGGACCTGGAGGGGGTACTGGTAGAAGGGCATGGGGTTCTCCAGGGTCAGCTTGCGGGCGTCGTTGGTGAACAGGAAAGCCACGCCCTGTCCGCCGGTTGCCTTGGCGTAGGGGTTGGTGTCCACGCTGTCGGCATCCAGCTCGGGAGCAGAGATGATGTCCTTCAGATAGGGAGCGTGCTCCAGCAGGAACGCCTTGACGGTGGTGGAGGTATCGGGGATACGGCGGGTGCTGATGTCCATGTAGACATCGGCGGGGACACACAGGGTATCGGGACGCTCCACGTTCTTGGTCATCTTGGCGACCTGCTTCTGCATACCGTTTACGTCGTACAGGATCTCATCGGCGGTCTTCTCCAGCCAGGAGGTCTTGCTAGACTCGGAGCCAGCGCCGATAGTGTAGAGCGGGATGCTCTGCCCCTCGGACAGAACACCCATCAGTCCAGACTCCTCATCACCACACCAGGCAATCTTGTTGGTCAGGTGGTCGATGGAGTACCGGGCGGATTCAGCCTTGCGGACATCCAGGGACTTACCGGCCAGGCGGGAGGCCCGCATCTCCTGAGCGGAGTAACCGTAGCTGTCGCCGATGGACTTCACCAGCGCAGTGGAGGGCTTGCCCTTCACATCGGCACGGGGCAGGTCAGTGCTGTAATTGTCGATGATCTTGGCGAGGCCACTCTTGTCGTAGGTGTAGTAGGTGATGGTCTCAGCGCCGGGGTCAGCCTCGGAGCTGATGGGGAACAGGTTCAAGGCCGTGAATTCGGGGTACTGGACATCGTAAGACTGAGCCTTGACGTGATCCAGCTCACGGGCGAAGAACATAGAGGCGTCCTCGGCGCTGTCGAAGCGGGTGCCGGGGGACGCCATGATAGCCGCCGGAATGGCGGAGTTCTTCAGCGCCCGCATTTCGGTGCTGTCATAGTGAGTGTGCTTTTTCATCTCAGTGCTTCCTCCTTCTCGCCTTATGCTCCGGCACCGGTATTGTCAGCGCCGGGCTTCCACTTGCTGTCGGCATCGCTGTACTTCAGGACCTGCCCGTCAGTGGCGGGGGTGCTGAGGTCAACATCGCTCAGGTCACTCAGCTTGGTAGCGCCGGCAGCAGAGCCGCCAGAAGCATTGCCCCCAACGACAGGCTGACGCATCAGCTCAACAGGGGCGATGCCGTTGTCGATACCGCCGATGAAGCGACCGTTCACAGCAATGGTGGTGCCATCGTCCTCGGTGCTGGTGAAGCAGCCGGCCTCATCACCGTTGATGATGAGGTACAGGGGGGCACCATAGGCAGGCTCATCACCGGTCTCAACACGGACATAGATCCGGCCGTAACGCATAACGCCGATGCCGACACCCTTGCGAACTGCCAGGTGGCCGTCCATGTCATACTCGGTGGTACGATTGTTGGTGGTCACGCCCTCAAACTTGTCGGCGGTAGCGCCGGATTCGGGGAGAGCGATGTTGACGCCGGGCTTGGAGCCCTGCACCACACCCATGCCGAACTTCATCACGCCGTTCTCCTCTTCGTTCAGGAAGGTGTCAACGGCATAGGGCGCCAGATCGACGATGCCGCCAGCGGCGCCAATGGGGGTTGCGTAACCGTAACGGGTCTGAGCACTCATCTTACTTGTCCTCCTTCTTCTGCTGACGGTCGATCATGCGCTGCCGGGCCTTGATGGAGGAATCACCATCGTCGGCGGTGGCAGGCTGCCGGCCGTCCTGGTTGAACATCTGCTTGATCTGGTACGAGGTGTCCTTCCGGTTCCGGGAGTTCACGTCCGCAACAGCGTAGTCATAGGCGGCGTTGATGTACGCTGCACTCTTGCCATCCAGGCGCATACCGGGACGCACAGCACGGATGACGGCCTTCTTGGCGGCCATGATACCCATATCCTCCAGGCCATCCATATTCAGAGCACGACCAACGATGCCGAGCTGAATACGCTGCCGGACAATCTGGTCCACGGCATCCACGTTCAGGACGGACTTTCCGACCTCGGAGGCATTGGTGGCGGGGATGTCATCATCATCGCCATCCGTGTTCTCCCCGGCGGGAGGCTCAACGGGGGTGCCCTCGTCATCACCGTCCTCCTTGGCCTTGGCAGGAACAGCAGCGGCAGGTGCGGGGGCGGTCCCTTCATCACCATCGCAGTTCTTCCCGTCAGTATCGCAGGCGGAATCAAAGTCCCGCTCCGCAAGCAGGGTGTCAATGATGTCGAACAGGATGTCCATATCGCCGTCCTGCTGGGCAATCACGCCCATGGCGGCCTCCTTGTCCACAGGCTCATCGCCTTCGTCGCGGCGATCCCGACGATCCTTGACCATCTGAACCTGATCTGCGATGTCGTCGCCATCCTCCTTACCGGCGGGGGCGATGATGGTGTCATCGCCATCGGCAGCGGGGGCGGCTCCCTCGGCGGGCTTGGGGGAATCGGCCACGGGAACGGTATCGCCCTCCTGGTCAGCCTTGGCCTTGGCGGCCAGACGCTCGGCACGACGGGCCTTGTAGGCCGCAATGGCCTGAGCCAGATCCTCGGGGCTCATAACACCATCGGCCCGGCGAGCCTTCTTGGTCTTGGGGTTTGCACTCATACTCTTTGCTCCTTTCGTTTTTCGGTCACGGCTGTCAATATTCAACCGTGCCTGCTCACCGGCCCTGGCCTCAAGGACAAGTGCCAAGTGATTGATAACGATGTTCCGCTGAACTGCATCATAGGGCTGCCCATTCCATTCACCCGGGGTTTCGTCCAGATCCAGGTTGTAGCCGAGGGACAATTCCTTCAATCCGGCCGATTTCATCTCATCGGTGTCGTGGATGATGATTTCAGCGCGGACATCGTTACCGCTCCGATACCCTTCGGACAAAATAGTGCCGACCGCATTTTCGTGGACATTGTCCTTCGTAATGAGGCCGGCGTCGTGGGTGATGATGATGGGCTTGCCCTTGTAGGATTGCAGGCTTTCCTCTTTGAAAACCTCTTCAGGAAGCCGCAGCTCCCGCCTGATCGTACCATCAGGGTTTGTGTACTCGAAGATACCGGTGCTGGTCAGAATGGGCCTGTCAACAAGGTATCCCTCTTCCGTGAAGTAGGTCTGGTTCAGCGGAAGACTATCCAGACGGACAACACGGGTCAGCTTAGGGGCCACAGCGCCCCCACCCCCTTTCGGAGTATTTCTCTGGGGACCGGTCATGTCTCCTCTTCCCCGCCTTCCTCACTGACTGCGTCGCCAGTCTTTTTAGCGTCGAGATCGCCCGGGGCAAAGGCGCTGCCATCACCTTCGTCGGTGTTGGCGGTCTCCTCCCCCACAGCCTCAGAGACAAGCTCAGTCAGTTTGAGCGTGAGCATCTGGATATGCTCCAGTTCATCCAGAAGCAGATCCTGGTAGGTATCGCCCAGATCTCCAATTCCCTGCTCGGTGTCCTGGACGCCCATAGCGAGGCTGTCAATCTGTTCGCAGACCTTGACCATCTGCCGGCTCAAGCTGCTGATGGCGTAAGCATTTTTCATAGCTTTCATCCCCTTCTATCGAATTTATCTTCCCGGGAGGCCCTGTCGCCCGGTCGGGAGGGTCCCGGCTGTTCTTCAGCACATCCAATCTCATAGGTCATGTACCTTTCCTGGGCGGTGCAGCCTATGGCTACTGCCCAAACCGATTGCGGCGGAAGGTACTCTTCCATCCAGCAAATTTGTCTCGCTCTACCACATCAGGCTCGCACTTTTTCCCGCAGCCCTTGTTGCTCCTCTTGCAGATGCAGATGGTCTTCCCATCCTGGATGTCGATATAGACCTTGATCTTCTCTTTCGTATCCATTCTGGTCAACCTTTCTTATCTGATTTCTGCATAGGAACATTGACGGTGTCATAGTCGAACACTGGGATTGCCACACAGCGGCAAAGGTAGTCCTCCCCAGGGTGGCAATGGCGGCCGGTGTAGACCCGGCCCGACTTCGTTTCGTACCACATCTCCGGCGGATCATCCCAATCGAAGATTTTCCCGTCCAATGCCCGGTGGCAATCCCGCACTCGGCTATCTTTGGATGAGGACCACCGATATTTGGTGCAACCGGCATCCTTTTGCTGGAGCTTCGAGATCTGGGCGTTCAGGCTGCCCACCTGATCCCGGGCCAACGCCTGGGCCTTCCGGCGGGTGACGCCGTACTCCTTCTGGATCGCCTTCGAGATGTCGGTAATGGTCCGGCCCTTCTTGAAGCCGTCTAGGATAATCTCACGCATAGAGCCAAGCGTTTCGTTCGGGATGCTCTTTATCTTGCTGATGTTCTCATCTACCCAGCGGCGGAGGGCTTCTTCGTAGAAGTCGCCGTTGTAGTAGTCATCCATCAGGTCGATGCCGAGGGTATCCTTACAGACCCGCTTCCACTCCCGGAGCGAGTTGGTCTTGGTGAGTTTGGCAATCTTCTGGACGAGACCATCCAGGCCGAAGGCAGCCAATTTCTGCTCCAGCTCCTCAGCTACCTTCTGAAGCTCCTGCCTCACCTTATCCTCTAGGTTCCGTGAGGCGTCAAGGCGGGAATCATTCCGCTGCTCCCGCCGGTACTCATCCATGATGGCAGGCAGGTGCTCAACGAGGGATTTCTTCAGGAGCCGGATATAGCCATTCGTGACCCGCTTAAACTCCCGCTCCGCCGACTCCGGGTAGTGCGGGACAGACCTGCTCTTGACGGTCTTCCTGCCCTTAAATTTGGGCCTTACCGCCTCCTGGACGGCCAACTGGTGTTGTTTGTTGGTCACGGGCCTATTCCCCCTTTCCCGGCCATTTATGGAGGTTTGGCGGGGTGTTCCGGCCTAGAGTGCCCCAGCCTCTTTCCAAGCCCCATAAATCTTCGGCCCCTGAATGGCAATCCAGTCCACCAGTTCCTCATTCTTGACCCAAGGGCCATCGAAAGTGAGGGAGCAAGCAGCAAGACCGCTTTCGCAGAAAAACGCATGGACAATCTCATGCCGCAAGGTTTCTTTTCTAGCTGCCTCGATGGTACCCGGCAGTTCGTGCTCCCAGCCCTTGTAGGTGCTCATATCGCAGACCACGATTTGCCTCGTGAGGGAATCGCAGTATCCTTCGATCTTCAGACGCTCAAATGCCTCGTCCTCGTAATATTTCTTTGTGGTCACCGTATACTCGGTGCCAAGCACATTTACTTTCATGTCTCCTCCTGCGAGGGCTCCTATGCCGCTGGGAGCCGGTCTAATGGGGTAGGTATTGCTGCGGCCCGTTGGAATCGCTGTATTCAGGCCAAATGGCATAGAAAAAGCGGGGCAGCCGAAGCCGCTCCGCTCAATCCTGTTCAGTTGTATGGTGACGAGAATTACTCATCATCTTCATCCATGTCTGGCTCACCATCAGGGCGATACAGTTCATTTCCGATGGCCGTCACGATGCCTTCGGCGGTTTTGCCTCGTTCGGTGAGGTCACGGCCTTCTCCATCTGCATCCACGGTTTCATCTACCTCGATGTCGGCGATCTGGTCGTACAACTCGTCGATCTCGTCATCACTCATGGAAGCGATGGCCTCCCTGGTGTAGCCAAACTCCTGTTCGATGAAGCCGAGCTGGGTCTGGCTGAGAACATCAAGTACAACTTCTGCATTACCGCTCACTTTTTGCGGCCTCCTCTCCACATCACGGTCATTACATTACCGCTTTCGGTGTCAATGACCATCCGGCTACCGTCGATGTCATAACATCTGGTATGAGGGCGGTTCCCAGGGCTTGGCACCCCTTCAGTCCTCATCCTGTCGATTCTTCCCACGGACATCTTTCGCCCTCCGATTCTGTCAAAGGCATGGGAGGATACAGACCGGATCGTAACGCCGTCGTGGGTCTGCTGTCCAACGAGGCGCTTCGTGATCTTGGCCTTTTCTTTCGGGCCAAGGCTGTGCTCGCTTCCGCCTTTCTGGCCGGGGCGTCCTTTGTGCCCGTGATTGCCAGAGCCAGGCCCGCCATCCTCAATGGTGGCCTGGTACTTTATCGTATCTGTTTTTTCGGATTTGTCAATAGGATTTTCTGAAATAAACAAAACCGAGTCATTTTTATGCTCTCTTTCGGGTTCAACCTCTTCGAGAACGAACTTGACGGCGTTATACTTCCCAACCGAGTATTCGGGGTCAACGCTGGTCACCTTAAATTGAGCATCCTTTGAGTAAAGGACTTCATCCATATCCAGCTCTGCCATATTCTTTATGGATACACCGGTTTTGGATTTACACTCAAGAACCACATTCGAGATCTCTGGGTCATTCTCCGAGTTCCTGGAGTTGAACACCCGTTTCAGAGAATTGTCATCAGTTGTCCAGCTCGATAGGTGTCCAAGTGAGAACGGCTCTCCGGAGCCAGCAGCCTGTGCGAATTGATCGAAGGTGCCCTGATCCATGGTCATTGCTCGCTCAGTTTTTCCATCGTATTTATCAGACAGGGAGATCATCTTCTCGATTGCCGCTGCGCTCTTCTCCGCCTCAGCCTTCTCCTCATCGTCCATAATGGAGCCTCTGGAAGCATAGACACCTTTGTATCCGGCAGATGCCGCAACGACATCCTTGTAGTTGCGAGTGTAATCTGCTGTGGCGTCTACCATTTCCTTGACTTCATCATCGGAGAGCTGTCTTCCGGAATTTCTGCTCCATTCGGATTTCTTGGAGCTATATACACCGGCAGGGAGTCCGTGACTTGTTTCACCTTCATACGGTTCAGATTTTCCGGATCTCTCTTCGGAGCCTCCGATTTTTCCTACCCTACCGGTGTGCCCAAAATTTCCGGAGCCGGGCCCTCCGTCCTCTTTCTCCGGATCTCCGTTTACGGCCTTCCCGATACTGTTGACCAGGTCATCGTGCATCTCGCCATCTTCATCTCCGAAGAACAAGGCGGTGTCGATGCAGGTCTTCAGGATCTTCAGGCCGTCGGCAAACGGCTGGAACATGGAGGCCGCCAAATCGTCCAGCTCCTCCAAGGCGCGGAACTTTGCCCCGGTCATTTCCAGGTCGAGGCAGTTCGGTTCACCATCATAATCGGTGCAGAGGTACAGGTGCGGCCGCAGGCCGGTATCCGGCTCATAGGGGCCGAGGCCGAGCGGGATCAGCTCCTTCGGGCTGATGCCAAACTCCTCCTCAGTCTCACGGAAGGCCGCCTGGGTCGGGGTCTCCCCTGGCTCCACATGGCCGCCCGGGCCGCAGACCAGGCCGTAACCGAAGTCGTTGTGTCGGGTTCCGGATAGGACTTTGCCATCTGAGATCACCAAGACGCCCACGGATTCTTTGGGCCGGTTGATAATCCCATCCGCCCCATCGGCATTGCCTACGCCCTTCTCTTCCTTTTCGGCAAGCTCCTTGGCGCTCATGTCCTGGGGCAGCTTCGTAGCCGCAGGGGCCGCAGCGGGGGCGTTGCCCCCCGTTTCCGGGTCGGTATTGTGCTCCTCGACGCTGACATCCTGGCCGTATTCAGCAAAGTCACCCTCCTCAAAGATACTGGTGCCGGTTTCAGACTGCACAGGCTGCCCCTGGGCATCAACGGGTGTTTCCCCTGCAATCTGGTCTGGGAACAGCTCATCATCGTCATATTCATCCAGCATGGCCTCCACGTCGAACTCCTCACTGTCGGCCAGCTTCTGGCGTACCTCGCTCGGGTCGATGGCCTGCATATTGACATAGATCTGTGCGGTCTGAGCCCGGGTGAACTTGGTCTGTTCCCTCTTCTGTTCAAGATCCGCCTGTTCCACATCGCTCAAAGACCAGAGCGGGTTAAACTTAATCTTGATCTTCGGGACCTCATCCACTTCACCGGTGGCGAGGCCGGCCTGGAAGATGATGGACAGCAAATAACGCAGGTTGCTCTTGAGCATCCTGCGCTGAATTCGTTCGACATAGTTGTAATAGTTCTCCATGCTGGTGTCGTCGGTGGAACTCATGCCCCCGACGGCCTGTCCGAACAGGATCGTCTGCGGGATATTGGACAACGCAGACAGCATATTGCAGGACGCACTCACCACGTCATTGATGCCGCTGAACTGGAAGGTCTTGAAATCATAATCCTCACCTTCTGCGTCGATTACAAGGCTGTTCAGAAGCCCACGGGCCATATCAATAACCTGGAGGCGGCGCAGCACCTTGCTCTCCCCCTCTTCTGTGGCAAGCTCTGCGGCGAGGTTCTGCATCTTATAGATGGGCTGAACAGAGCGGTCAAGCATTTTAGGGGCGCTCCTGTGGGCCACCTCAGCGTCCCGGATGGCCCGGTGCAGGCGAATGTATTCTGGTACGCCCCAGAGCTGGTAGATGGAATTCGTGGTGTTCTCGGGCAAGATACCGTTTTGAAAAACGAGGCACCTGCTGTCATGGACTGTAAAGCTCCCGTACTTGCTGAAGACCTGGTAATACTCCGGCAGGCCGAGGCGGCTGCCACGGGTGCTGAACGGGTCCCTTGGGTCGTAGTTAAACAGCGTCGTGTAGTCCGGCTGGATGACAGAGCGGTCGAATACCCGAATGTCGTCGATGGACTGGATATGCCGCCAGTCGAGCGGTTCATCCAGGCCACGGCCGTCATTGATGAGCATGACCGCCAGAGATCCACCGAAGAGACGTGCCCATTTGATGGCGGTCATGGCGGTCTCTTCCCAATCCAGCTCATCCAGGGCCTCAGTGTAAAAATCCTCTACTGTCTGATCCGATACATCTTTCAGCTCAAAGCCATGCTTTATGGCTTCCTCCGCCGGCGTGTCGATGATTTTAGCAAACAGACCGTTCCCCTCATAGTACATGGTCAGCAGCTCGTCGGGAACAGCGTCTTCCGGGACGAACTTGTACTGCTCAGACGCATCCTTCTGCGTACCATACCGGGTCATCATGTTCACATAGCCATCAGCACGGTACGGCCGCACCGCCTTGCCTGCCTGTTTCTGAATCAGATCGGCATATCTAGCAATGCGGTCAAGCTGCGTGATCTTGTGCTTTTCCAATGCGCTTGCACCTCTTTCCGGTATCGTAATCAAATCAGGCTGCTGACATCAAAGGCGCTGGCCTCGATCTCTGCAAAGCCGTTGGCAGATGCGTCCACCATATCCTTGAACTTCCCATCCGGGAAATTCTCCAGTTGCAACAGGTACTCTTCATTCCAGGGGCCATAGACCAAGTCGAAGTTGCCGGCCTGCCATTGGGCGGCCATAGGCTCCGCTCTGGCCTCCTTGCTGCCGGTTTCGGCCACAGTCTTCACATCGAAACCGGCCAGGTACTTAACGTAGGATTCCGCCTGCTCCTTGCCCGCTTGCCCGGGGTCCTTCGGGAGCCTGATGCGGACCCGCTTGTAGGCAGCCCTGTCGGCCTGGGCGGTGAGCTTGATGGTCTTTCGCACATCTGAGGCGGACATCTGCCGGTTGATGACATCCGCTATCACATAGCGGCCATTCTTCCGCTTTCCAATGAGGACGCCGGCGGTATAGGCCGGGTCTCCATCCTCGGTCTTCTCCGTAGCTGCTAAGTCCCAGCAGCGCACCCATCTGATGACATCGCCCGGAACTTTGTCCAGGATTTCTCCAATTTGGGTTCGCTTGAAAAACAGGCCGGCGGCCGCCTTGATCTTCCAGTTGCCGTTCAAGAGCCGTTCTCGCTCAATGACTGACAAGGCTTTCAAGTTTGCAAGGTATCCGGGGTTCACCCGGAGCAATTCCTGATTGTCGCTCAGTTTCGAGGCGATGAACGTGACCGAGCGGGGTTCCTGCCGCTCTTCCTCAGTCTGGAGGTTGAACTGCTCCCACAGCTCTTGCCGGGTGTTTGCCCAATACAGGGTCTCATTCCGACGAATGAACCAGCGGATTTTCCCGCTGCGCTCCGGTATCGGGTATCCGGTGTTTGGGTCAATCCACCACTCGATGAACTTCGCCACCCAGCTATCCGCATCCGGGTTGCAGGTGGCCCGAACAAACGGGGTCACGCCGCAGGTGGAGCGGTTACGGGAAAGCATATAGAAGAAAGTCTTTTCGGAGAAGTGGGTCAGCTCGTCAAAGCCAATCTCGCAGATCTGGGAGCCCTGCCACTTGTGGACATCTTCGTCTCGCTCAATGTGGGCGAAGGTCACCTTGGAAACGATGTTCCCATCCTTGTCCCTGAACCACCACTGGCCCCTTGCAAACTTCGGGTCCGCTCCACGGACGCCCCGGTAAATCTGTATAGATTCATCCCAAAGGCCGCCCTGAGCAAAAATCTGATTGAAATTGCGGCGGAAGATGGTGCAGCCGAAGCCGGAAACATTCTTGTAGCGGAGCGGTGACAGCAGCAGGCCGAATGATTTCCCGCCGCCGGCAGCCCCACCGTATATGCAGATAGACGCCGGTGTCGCCATGAACATTGTCTGAGGGCCTTCCTGTGGCTTCAGGATCAGTGACATCCAATCACCGCCTTACTGCTCAGGCGGCGTTTTATCGGTCTCCCCGGTATCCGGTTTGCCTGCCTCTTCCTTCATCTCGCAACTCTCCTCCGAGGCAATCTGTGGCATATAGATGACGACATCGTTGTTGCCGTCCTCGTCGCTCATATTGACCGATGCGCTCATACCCTCCGGGCTGGAGCCCAGAGCGGATACCTTAGCATCCAGTTCAATCTCACGCCGACGGTCGGCGGCAATGCTCTCACGCTCCTTGCGGTTTTCCTCCGGCTCATACCCGGCCATTCTCATCAGCGTCGTGTAGGCATCAATGTTGCCGCCCATTGCCATAGTGAACAGCCGTGCCTGAAGGGCGGCCATGTTGGTCTGCTCATTGGCCGGAAAGCCAAGCTCCTTCAGGTTATCGGCAATCTTGCCTTTTGCGGCTAGGTCAAGCAGGTATCTGACGGCCGATTTGGCGTCTCTTTTCGCCCGTCTGGACTCCCCAGACTTCACCCCGCCGGAGCGCCCGCGCTTCTTAGCTTCCTCACTGGTTAGGTCTCCCTTTTTGTAGGGCTTCAAATTGGCGTCCTGTTTTGGGTTTCGAGCCATCAGATCTCACCTTCTTTCTGCATGAAAATAGCCCCTAGCACGAAGGCGTAGGGGCCATTTTACGGGCTTAGTTTTTCATGGGTGGAGTTATGTGCCGTACAGTCTTTGCACGGCCTCTACGCCCTTTTGAGCAATTTCCGAGGGGTTCTTTCCGATTGATTGATAAAACTCCGGGTGGATCATGCACTCATAGCCCCGGCGCATATCGTCCGAATCAGTCTTGGTGATCCCCAGCCGGAAATCCTTGGCGATACGGAGCGCAGCTTTGAAGTCGCCGGCAGCCACCAGGCGCCGGACCGTATCGCTCTTACGCTCCATACTTCTCCTCCGGTTTCCGCTTCCCGTCATCAAACGGGAGCTGGTAACGGTTCGGGTTGTGTTTCTGGAGGCAGATGTTGATGTCCCGGTTCCAGGTGCAGTCGTCGAACAGGTTCTCCTCCAGCGGGGTCAGGATCTTCTGGTCATTCTGGATGGCGTGGACCGCATCACGCCGGAGTTGGTACTTCCCGTATGAGGTGTGCCAGTTATACGCCCACTCCGGGAACAGACCATTCACCCGCTGGCACTCCTCCACCGGTTTCGGGACCGGGATTGTATCCGGGTCAAGCAGATGGAAGAAATCCATCCCCTCCCACCCCAGGACCCCCTCCCGGGGTTCCTTCTCCGTCCACATCAGCACGATTGCCTTTGCAACGAAGATGGTCTCCTCCGAAGGCTTACTGACCATGTCGTTCGCCCGGTTCAGGGCCACGACCTCATCCAGCAGATGCGGGTAGAATACCTCTGCCGTCTGGGTCAGCATCTTCCAGAACTCCTTGCGGTTCTTTTTGAAAAGCTCCGCCGCCAGCCGGCCGGCCTTTACGACCTCCCGCTTGCGAATTGCCCGGTGCAGCTCTTTCGCCAGATCATCCTTTGTCATCCCGGTCGGTTCCGGGCAAAACATCAGATTACAGACGAAGTAATCTGCGTCCCGGTTCTTTTTCGCCGCACACATCAGGGCGAGCGCCTGGGTCAGAGCCTTTTCGTCTCCAATCTCCGAGAGCGCCACAATCTCCTTTGTGATGACTCCAAAGCAATCCTCGGCAGAAATGACAAGGAACCGCTTCCGCAGGTACGGCGTGTACCCAGGGAGCAGTTCCCATAGACAGTGTCCGGCGAGTTCATAGTCGCCCTTTCGGATTGAGTTCTGCATGACGGACGTAACCTCCCAGAAACTGCGATTCGTCCGTGTCAGCATCTGAAATGCCAATTTCATCATCCTTTCAGCCTTATTCAAGGCCAATCAATAACTTTTTGGCCTTTACTATATCTTAACTGATACCGGCTAAAAGTCAATGGAAATGCAGATATTTGCGAAAATTTTTCAAAATCTACCGTTTCACATTGATGTGGGGCACATTCGTCTTCATGTTGTAGGAAAAATACTTCCCCCATTTGGACTTCATCAGATTGATGCTGGCGACCTGGTCCCCCCTCTTCTTCCCGGAGGCCCCCCCTTCATTGGTATCGGTCAGGCCCTTCGAGCAGAAGTATTTGGGCTTCAGAATCACCCGGTTCACAAGAAGCTCCTGGAGTACGAGGTCCAGGTCGTAGTTGTACTCCAGCTCTTTATGACATTTCGCTTTGAAAACCGGCCGGTTGACCCACCGGACCGCCCCGGCGCACCCCTTGAAAGAGAACTCACAGTCATAGTTCCATGGGCGGATGGTGGCGTCTGTGGCCCCGAATCCTATCTTCAGGTCAGACATGAGCTGCCCGATCCGCTCCAGCTCCGCCGTGACGACCTCGGATGCCTCCAGGGACACCGTTTCATACATCCGGTAGTAGAAGTGGTGAATATCGTCGTCCAGGATGGCGATGACATCCTCCGGGGCATTGTCGATGAGCCACTGGTTCACTTCGGTCAGGCCGCAGATCAGCTCATCCTCCACGGCCCACACCTTGATATGGTCCTCCACATCCCGCAGGGCCTCCCGGTATTCCGCCGCCTCGCTTGCCCGGACGATGTACGTTCCGTACTGGAGGAAGCGGTGAGCCGTGCAGGTATTTGCCCGCTTATAGCTGGGGATATAGATGCCGAAGGTCGGTTGCTTCACTTCTTCCACCCCCTCGGAACTTCATATCCGCAGTTGAAAATGTAGTCCAGCACAGACAGGTTCGGGATGAACTCCCCGTAGAGCTGTTGATACTGAACCGGCTCATAGTCGGTGTAAATCAGGTCGATGCCTCGGAGCATATATTCCTCCGGCTGGTGGTAGTCCGCAGCACCCCGGCCGCTAAGGTAGGTATCCGCCCCGGTCTCCTCGCACATCTGGAAGATGCGTTCATCCTTGTGCCCCTGGATACCCAGGGCGGAGGCCCGCAGGATCGCCAGAGGCTTGATACCGAACCTGTCCAAGATGTGGAGGATGAGATTTTCGTTCATCTCAGTGAGCCAGGAGTTTCCGGGGCCGGAGAAGAACTGCATGATCTCCAGCAACTCCGCCCCTTCTCCGTAGTGGGGGGCCTTGCGGTAGTGCTGCTCAATCGTCTTCACCGCCCGCCCGATGCCATGGCCGGGGTCTGCAATCTTGATCTGGCAGAGCGGCGTGTCGTGGTGGGCATGGACCGGGATGGTCAGCTTCTGGGCACCCGCCGGGGTCTTGATCCGGTTCCAGTTGTGCATACCGCTTTTGGAAAACTGGACATCATCGGACAGGACCAGCACATCGCTACGGGCCACCTTGTAGAAGAAGCCCATGTAGGGCAGGAAATCGGGCTGGTGCGAGGTCAGGATCATAGGTCTCCCCTCCTGAACACACATTCAAACGCCTCGGCCAGCGGATACCCTGCCTGTGCGCCCCGGAGAACCGGGAGCGCATACAGTGCCTTTGTGGACCGTGGGTGCGGGACCGGTCGGATTACGTTCTCATAGACGGCCAGAGCATCTACCTTGGCGTCTACCGCCTCCGGGGATACCTCGACGAAGGTGTTCGGCTTGAACCGATCCTCCGACGGGTTCAAAGCCCAATCCGTGGAGGACTGAACCTCCATCAGATACAGAGCCTCGACCGGATGGTACTCACCCCTACCCCGCTGCCACAGCCGGAACGCCTCCATGCAGGAGGCCGCCGTCCAGTAGTGGTCGGTGTTGATGTCCCCGGGGTGCTGCGTAAAGATGATGTCCGGTTGAAAATCGCGGATAACGCCCTCGATGTCCTGTACCATCTGTCGGTGATCTGCGTTATGGAAGTTGCTGTCGGTGTAGTAGAACAGGTCCCGGCGGATGCCGCCCCCCAGAGCGGAGTGGCTTCTCTCCAAGTCCTTCACGATCCTGGTCTCATCATCCCGATACCTGGTGGTGTCGCAGTTGTTCAGGACGGTCACGGCCACCTTGTCTCCTCGCTGAATGGCATCGTAGATAAAGGCACCGGCGCCCAGAACTTCATCGTCAGGGTGGGCCACCACAAACAGATGTTTCTTCATGTCAGCTCATCCCTCCCTCAAAAACGCTCTCAATCAGCCGGAGCACCGCCGGTTCATCCATTCGCTCGGCCAAATCGGACCGATACGGTACATCCAACTTTTTGAGGCCCTTCCGATCCCGGGACACTACCATGTAATCCCCCTTGATCGTAGCGATCTCTGCCTCCTCCTCGGTGAGCAGAGCTTCGTGCATCTTCTCCCCAGGGCGAATCCCAATCTGCACGACCGGGTAGTCCGCCGACAGGTGCATATATTCGCAGACTGCTTTCGCCAGATCCCCAGTCGTACAGGCAGCCGACCGCTTCACCAGAAGCTCACCGTTCCGGCCAACAGCAAATGCCTGCCGGACCAATGCCACAGCCTCCTTCACCGTCATCATAAACCGGGTCATGGCCGGGTCTGTGATGGTGATGGGCATACCGTTCTGCACCTGTTCAATGAACAGTGGCACAGCGGAGCCCCGGGAGGCTACCAGATTACCGAACCGAGTCACGCAGATTTCCGTGCCGCTCTGCTGCTCGGCCTTCTGGAAAGCCAGCTTCTCCATGTAGGCTTTCGTCATGCCCATGGCCGAGGTGGGGTACACCGCTTTGTCAGTTGATAAACAGACCACCTTCTGCACTCGCTTCTGGATGGCCGCCAGCAGCAGGTTCTCGCTGCCGTTGATGTTGGTCTTCACCGCTTCCATGGGGAAGTTCTCGCAGGACGGGACCTGCTTCATAGCAGCAGCGTGAAAAACGAAATCGACCCCATACATGGCGGCGTCGATAGATCTCTTGTCCCGGATGTCCCCCAGGAAGAACCGGACATTGCGGTTCTCCCGGTATCTCTGGGCCATATCATACTGCTTTTTCTCATCCCTGCTGAAGATGCGGATCTCATCCGCCCCGGCAGCCAGGCACTCATCCAAGAAAGCGTTCCCGAAGGTCCCTGTCCCACCGGTAATCAGAACGGTGGCTCCCTGTAAAGTCGTGATATTCATAGGGCCTTCACCGCCCTCTCGACCGCAGCGCAGACCCGCTCCACGTCATCCACAGTCATGTGCGTGTGGTACGGAAGCGTAATCAGGTTCTTGTAGGTGTCGTAGGCAACCGGGTAGTCCTGAATGTCAAACCCATCCCGGATATAGGCGGTGAACATGGGAAGCGGCTTGTAGTGGACGTTGCAGCAGATCCCATCATCGAGTAGGCTGGCGAACACCTTGTTCCGCTCATTCTCGCCCGCCCCGGGAATACGGATCGGGAACAGGTGCATGGAACTGGTGTAGTCCTTCCCAAAGTGCTGAAGAGCCGCCTCCACACTGCCGGGCAGATTCAAATAATAGAGCTTTGTCAGGGCCTCCCTGGCGGAGTAAAGCTCCTTCATTCGGTCAAGCTGTCCAAGGCCGGCCGCAGCATCCACATCGGTCATAATGTGGTTGTAGCCGAACAGGGCTATGTCGTACTCCCACTCCCGGCCGTGGATGCCGGAGATATTCTTTCCTGTCTGCCCATGGTCCCCAAGGAGGGCCAGACGCCGCTCCAGCAGGTCGTTGTCGATGTTATCAAAGTCACGCCAGACAACCGCTCCGCCCTCGCCTCCGGTAGTGATAGGCTTCAGGACATGGAAGCTGAAGCAGGTAAAGTCGGCCACGCACCCAACGGGATAGCCTTCGTAGCTGGCGCCGAAGCTGTGGGCGGCGTCAGCCACAACGGCGACCCTGCCTATGCTTTTTTGCAGAGGCGTAGAGGGGTGATATAGGCTGGCTTTGCTGGAAATCGCTTGAAACAGGTCTCCGTACCGGCACGGGACCCCACCGTAGTCAACTGGCATGACCGCCTTGGTCCGCTCGGTGATGAGCTCCGGCAGCTTGCCGTAGTCCATCTCAAAGGTCCCGGGCTTCAGATCGCAGAACACAATCTTTGCGCCCACGTTCCGAATGACCTCAGCGGTGGCTGAGTAGGTATAGGGGGTAGTGATAATCTCATCCCCTGGACCGATGCCCAGCACCCGCAGGCTCATCTCCATAGCGGCAGTGCAGCTATCGTAGCAGACGGCGTGATCCGCACCGCTGATGGCGGCGACTTCCATTCTGAAAGCGTCCACCTTCGGCCCGCCGGTGAGCCAACCGCTTTTCAGCGTGGATTCCACCTTCAGGATCTCGGCGGAGGTAATATCAGGCTTTGCAAACTGAATCATTCCTCTGCCTCCCCGCTTCCGTCCAGTTCTTCCGCTTCCTCTTTGCTCAGGATGCGGCCCTTGTAGTCATCATACCAGATGGCCCGGCCCTTGATCTTCCGGCTCTTGGCTACCTTGACCTGGCCGCCTTCGATGCCGAGCTTCCGAACGAGGTCGTTGTAATCCAGCTCATTCCGGCAGGCGATCAGGACATAGTCATACTGCTCGTAGTGGATAGGCTCCATCTCCTTGATGGTCCGATCCTCAACGGGCTTCGGGGGCTTCTCCAGATCCAACTTGAAGCTGCCCATCAGGTCAGCCGTCCAGTCTCCCAGCTCGTCAAGATCCCACTCTCCGGCGTGACTGTTCAGCTTGATATTGATATACTTCAGCTCCGCCACCGTATAGCCGATGAGCATTTTGCACTCAACCATCATGTTCGGGTCTTTCTTCTGGAAAATGGTCACCCGTTGATTTCCGCCGATGACCTGGTCCTTATCGTTGATGACGATGATGTCAAAGTCGCCGTATTTGTCCAGGGACTCCTCCAAATCCTCCCGCTTCTGCTTCTTGATCTTACGGGGGTTGCCGAAGTCCAGTTTCAGGTCGCCGACACGGCGCTGCACCATTTCGATGCGTTTTTCCATTTCCTGTACCTCCAGTCAGCAAATAAAAAAGCGCCACCAGTCGGTGACGCTTTCTGGATTTCCCGTCCCCTAACGGTCCATCCAAATTTTCTGTTATACAAGATAGCACAGGAAAACGGTGCGTTACAATGCCTTTTGATGCCTTTTCGTGTTCTTTTGTGCGAGATACGTGAAATCAGCTTTCTTCCCGAGGGAGCCACAGGATCAATGCACCGCCGGAGATACTTACAGCCTCGAAGTCGCAGTCACTAAACCTCGATTTGGCGGCCTCGTGGGCCTCTCCCGTAAACAGTGTGGAACCATTCCCGTTGTCCTTTATAACAACTCGACAATTCGCCATCTTGCAAATCTGGGACACCTTTATCAGCTCGCTCATAATTCCTCCTCAAACTCCCCACCGCACTCTTCCGTGAGAATTGCGGACACTTGTATACACTGGACATTCTTGCCTCCATTGAACAGCTCCAGGACCTTGGCCCACGCTTCCTTACTTCCTTCGGCGTTCACGGTGGCACCGGTGGAGACGCCGTTTGCGTAGGTTACGATAGCAGAGTATTTCATACCAATTCCTCCATCATTCCTTTTTCTCTCTGTATTTCTTCATCGAACCGCTCGGAGCACAATGTTCCTCCTGGCTTTCATCTGAACTTATAATTGCGGAGCCTTTCTCTATTTCGATGATAGTGGTATATACAACTCCATCAAATTTCAGCGACCACTCTCCAAGGAATTCTTCTTCAACCCCTGACACGGCTACTTCGCATCCGTTTTTGAACAAGACCGCCTCTGTCCAGGCTCCATCTTCTTCATTTTGAACGCCGCAGCACTTAATATCCATTTCTATTCCGCCCGGGAATTTGGCGGTATAGATGATGGTTTCGTCTTCATCTAAGTGGACCTCGTTGGAAATATATTTTTCGATAGTTTCCGCCACTGGCTTACTGATGGCCACAATGCGCTTATGAGTCTTATCCATCACTTTTACTCCCATCTCTTTGCGTGAATTGAATATACTATCGCTCCATGGAGACGGGCCACCCTGTCGAACTCCTCTTCGCTCATCGGCTGAAGGTAGAACCGCACTTCTTTCAGGTGCCCATCCTCGTAAATCTTCATTCCGTATACCACATGGTCTGCGCCTGTCTCATCCAGCAGCTTCTTGGCCTCCTGCTCGAATTTCTGGAGGTTCAGTTGAATATCCCGCCATCTCATCTGGCCCCCCTCAATTCGGCCTGTGCTACCCCATCTGCTCCAGCGAATCCATTCCATCTAAATACCTCCTCTACCAGATACGGACAAGTCCGTCAGCTACCGTCTTCTCAATACTGATGTAACCGAGCTCCGAAAGCTGAGGATCGTCGAGATTCAAAGTGTACGCCACGGGCAACCGGTTCCTCAGATCCTCTCTGTCCGATTCCCACTCATCTTCGTTATGGCTGACATACAGGTATGAATCCATTTTCCCGTAGGCGGTGTAGCTCCGAATTATCAGATAGACCAGGGCGTTCTGGTCCTCCTCGAACTGCTCAATACGGTCGAGGTCCCAACCTTCCGCCCAATATAGCGCCCCAAACGGAGGCTCGCTGATGCTGACCTTTCCGTCCCGGTCGAACTGTTTGATGGCCTCCGGGAAGATGCCAAGCAGTTTCATTCGGGCCAGGGCCTCGGCCTTCTGTCGTTCTTTCATTTCCTGTGATTTCCCTTCCTCTCCGCTATTCTGCGATATTCCCTTCGAGATCGTTCATGTAGCTTCTCGCGGCCTCCTCACTTGAGAATCCATCTACATAGATCCTGGACCGTCCGGTATTCTTGACGAGCCCATCGAAGTATCCCAGCGCCTTCCTGGCATTATTGTCTAGCACTCTGGCTTCAAAGGACCCGTCGTAGTTATAACTGGATTCTACGAAGAAAAGGAAGTCCTCATCTTCTTCCTCGGGCTGGTGCCCTTTATTGAACAATGCTGTCATTTACTGATCCTCCTTGAAGGTGAACCGGAGAGCCGCAATCGTCTCAGGAAGATCGCTGCTGCCCCACCGCTCAACGTCGGCGATGTAATCCGCATTGTCGATGAAGCCGATCCCGCGCAGCTTCAGGCCAAAGGCGTCCATCACCGCCCACAGATCGAGTTGATTGCTGGACTGGCTGGTGATATACAGCTCATTGATGCCAGCCAGGGAAAGCTCCTGGGCGATGGCCGCCGCATCCTTGTCGGTGTGGATGGGATGGTCCAGACAGATCCGGCCGAACTTCTGATAGGCCGGCTGCTTGTACGCCCAAGCCAGTTCCCGCTGATTTCTTCCGACTTCCTCCCCGTTCTGAATACGGTCACAAATCTTCTCCAGATACTCGTTTTTCATATTCATCTACTCCTATCGGTTCCTTTTGGTATTGATTTATCGTAACTTTACTTTACAACACCGGCCGCCTAAGTCAATATGTTTTCGATTATTTTTATAGACAATTTCCCAATATCAACGAAAACGAACACAGGGCGAAGCAGCCCCATCAGACTACTCCGCCCTGTTCAAATTGGCTCCTAAAACCGCTGGAAGGTTTCTGGATGATGGAATATAGGCTACATAACCGCAGGAACCTCTGTATCCGGCTCACCGTCCTCCATGATCTTCGCCATATTCAGAAGGGCGGAGCCATGGATTTTATGAACCCGCCGGATATAGGTCCCCTCCCTGTCAAGGTAGTCCTCCACATTTCCGAAGATGACCTCGGCGACCGTAGACCAGCTCTCCCTGTCGTGATACCGTATGCGGATTACCGCCCGCTCATCCGAGTGCTTGAGTTTGGACAAGATAGCTTCTATCTTACTCCACTCCTCTTTCTGGTCTCGCTCGTCGTTGCGGATGCAAGCCTCCAGCTCCTCCTTTTCTGCGACGAGCTTCCCAATGCGGTCACCATCGGCCCCCGGGGATCTGGGCATATCGGTGATGGTCTGGGCCCCGACGCTGCTCATCTTAGTGACCAGACGTACCAAACGCTCGATCTGGTTGTCTATATCCCGCTCTTTCTCTCGGTATTCGTTCAGCCGCTCCTTCACCGCAGCTACATCATATCGTTTCTCCTCCATGTCAGAAGCCCTCTCACCTCACTCTCCCCTGGCCGGTTAGTAGACCTGCCTCTTGAGCCAGGGATACCGGTCTGCAAAGGGCACCAGTTTTTCTTTGAAAATCCTTCCAAGCCTGGAATCGAGCTTTTCCTGGAAGTAGTCGGCTTCCGGGATATTCTCCAGTGCTCCGTGGAAGGTATCGAAGTTCCTGCCGGCGGCCTCCACCACACGTTTTATCCTGGCCTCGCCCAGAACATCCTTTCCCATGACATCCGGGTCATTCAAGGCGATCTGGAACATATCAGACATGAACTGGATGTAGGTCTCCTTCTCCGCCTGCCGGTAGACTCCGATCTCTACCTTCTTACGCTTGATATACCCGCTTTGCTTTGCCATGGCCCACCTCGCAGTCAGCTTTTCCCGGTGCTGCCCCATCCGCCGCGGTCTGGATTGCCGAGGTCATCGACCTGCTCGAACTCAATCGGCTCTGCCTGTTTGACCAACTGGAACTGGCAGATGCGGGTGCCTTTCGGAATTTTGGTGTGTCGGATGGCAACCGCCGGGAAGCCCCAGACATCGCCGTTTCCGCAGTAGCTATGCTCAATGATACCAATGCTGTTCGCCATGATGATGCCGTGGTTTTTGCAGGTGGAGGATCGAGGCACCACCTGGGCGTAGTAGCCTTCCGGCAGCTCCATGGCTACGCCGAGGGATATGATCTTGAAGTCGAGCGGCCCCATCTCCACGTCTTCTGCGGTGTAGAGGTCCACCCATTCTCCATGGCTGACCGGCAGCTCATTCCCGTGTGTGTTAATTCTGACTTTCATGCGCTCAGTCCTCCCATGGAAATTCTGTCAACAGCTCTTCGCCCCATACGGGCTTCATGCTGTCCTTCATAAACACCGGCTTGCCCCTATCCTGGAACGCCTTCACGGCACCTTCAATCCAGCTCCGCTCTGGTACGACCTTATCCTTTCGGTTCCCGGTCTCGGCGCCAAAGATCGCCCAGTCTATGGTATCTGCGATACCACCGGCTCCAGGACCATCAAATGGCTCCAGGATCGGTTCAATGCTGGCGAAGGTTTTATATCCGCCGCCATAAAAGGCTGGAACCTCCGGCCCTGTGATCGTGCTCCCGTACCAAAAGTCATCCCGCTCCGGCAGGATGCCCGCCTCAGCGAGTTCAATATACCGAATCGGATTCTTCGTCAGGAACAGGTAACGATGGCCTGGAGCGTCAAGACAGGACCGGAACACTTTTTCAATCCAGGAATCCGGCACCCATGGGCCGAAGAGGTCCGCCATCGAGCATACGAATACGTTCTTCCCAAAGCCCTTGCTTTTCGGGTCATCAAGTCGGTATTCATGGAGTGTCGGAGTAAACCCGAAGGGGTAAGCAGCGGCTCTCTTTTTCCCGTCCTTGCTGGTGGCCTGGAGCCGGTGAGACAGTTCTATAATCCTGGCAAGCGAGGGGCGAATTCCGCTCGGGCAGTTATCGCAGCCCTTCAGGCGGTTGGCTATCCTGCGGGCGTAGCAGTACGGACAGTTGTTGTAGCACCCCGTTACTGGGTTCCAGGAGCTGTCGCACCATTCAATTTTCGTGTTTTCCATGTCTATCTCCTATCAAAACGGACATTCTCCGTCTCCTTCGTCGATTTCTCTCCAGTCGTTTCCCGCTCCATATCCATCGGCATAAGACGGCGAATCGTTGTATGCGGACCCATCCCCATCGTTATCGCGCTTGCTGTCGCCGAAGTAGATGTTGTCCGCAACGATTTCCGCAACCCGCCGCTTTTGGCCGTCCTTATTGGTGTAATCCCGGATCTGAAGCCGGCCCTCCACCACGGCCATTCGCCCCTTTGTGAAATGCTTGCTCACGAACTCGGCCGTCTGCCTCCAGGCAACAATGTCGATGAAGTCGGTCTCCCGCTCGCCGTCCTTGCCTTTGAAGTCCCGGTCAACGGCAATGCTGAATGTAGCGACGGCCGTGCCGGATGGCGTTCTCCGCAGTTCCGGGTCTTTGGTGAGCCGCCCCATGCCCTCCCATTTATTGAGCATTGTCTTCCTCCTTTGCCTTCAGTCCATACAGCTTGCACATTTTCCGGTCAAGGATGATGCCGCCGCTGATATGGTACTTATCGTTGAAGGTGAGCTGCCCGATCTGGTGAACCTCCGTGTGGTGCTCACGGCAGAGGGGCAGCACCTCCATTCCTTCGTGAATGATCTCCTCCCTATCCCGGCCGGCGCCAACATGATCCAGATGGTGCAGGTCGGTGTACTTTCCGCAGATACAGCACTTCTTCGCTACCAGACAGGCATACAGGTAGTCCTGGACATCGTCCACGAATTCGAGCAAGGGGATGCTGCATGGAATATCCCAATCCAGCATGAAATGGACCAGAAACCGCTGGAAGGCGCACACCAGGCTCATCGGAGCGTTGGATAGGGAGAACATCTGGTCTGCCGTTTCCTGCAAATCTTCAGTCAGGAACTTGATCTTCAGGTACTCCTTTGTGGGGTCAAGCCCCATTCCGGTGAACTTGGAGATGTCCTTCAAAAGCGCATAGCAGGTCCGACGCTGCTTATCGGACAAGGGCCTCCCGTCGATGAGCTGGATGTTGCAGTCCCGGTACTCCCGCTTTGTCAGCATCATCCAGTCTGGATACCGGGCCTTGATGGTGACCTCGCTGGTTCTAGGGTCGTAATCAACGATCCGCCCCTTGATGATGTCGATTGGCGATTTCATATACAGTTCTCCCTTGCTCTGTTGCTTACAGAAGGGCCTCAACAGCGATGGATGCCAGAAAGAGAGCCCCAGATACCAGAAATGTGCTGACGTATTCCTTACGGCTGCCCACGCCATCTGTAACCGAGCCAAGGCCGGTGACCGCAAGGACGATGAGCACGATGACTCTAAACGCAGTCATCATGGCCCCTACCCTCAATACTTCAGGATGGGCTGCCGGCTCCCCTTGTTCTGGCGCTTCTTCCCATAGAAGCCGGGGTAGGCCCCCTTCCCCAGAACCTCACGCCAATGACCATGAGCCATCCGCCGGTTCACCTTAGAGTATCCCATCCGCTCCATTTTGGCCTTCGCCATGCTCCGCAGCAGCTTTCTCATATCACTCAGCCTCCTTGTCGCTCTCGGGAGCCTCGTAATCGTAGTTCCCGGTGCCTTCCTCATTAACGGACGCAGCGATCTCCTCATCGGTCATCTCCACCACGCCCGGGGCGGTCAGCTCAAACAGAACCTCATTGCAGTCCTCGCACTCCACAGAGACATTGACGATTGCGCCGTTCTCGTCACCATAACCGACACAGGATACCTTGTGACCGACATGGGGAGCCAGTTTCTCGGCCGGGCAGTAGAACGGGGAGGTTTCACTGGTGGCAGAGGACAGCACGATCTTGTTCTCGGCGGTACGGACAGTATAGTTGCCCATCGCCTCGGTCACCCGCATATCCATGCCGGCGAACTGCTTCAGCCAGCCGAACGGCGTGGAGGTATCTTCAGGAGTGTTCACGGATTCGTTAGCGGAGTCAGGCTCGGTGTTTTCCGCCTCGTCTGTATCGGAAGCATCCTCCGCCTCCTCGTCGTTCTGAGAGGCTTCAGGAAGCCCACGCTGGCCTTCGGGGAGTGCGGTGTAATCGGCGTCGATCACGTCACCAGCGGTCTGAGCACTGTCGAAGATGCTCACCTGCCCGTTATCAATGCGGCGCATCACATACTTCCCATCTGCGGCATCCCACACCAGTTCATAATCGCCAGTGAGAGCGCCGGATTTCTTGTCCTTCACCTGCATCACAGAGCTGATGTCGTGCTTGAAGGACGGCTTTGTGATCTCCTGAAGGCCGCTCGGGCTGTTCACGCTGCTCTTTTCCAGGGAAATGCCCAGCTTCAGGGTCACGGTGGCTTCCTCGGCCCCCTTCATCTCCATGTTCCCGATGGTCCGGGCCAGGATGCTGTCGAAATCCTCTTTCAGCGCAGAGAAGGTCTCGCTCTTCAGGCTTAAACTCAGGTCATTTGCAAACATTTTCTGTTCCTCCTATCAAATCGTCTGATTTCTGATATAACGGTTCCGGCAGTCCTCGGAGCAAAAATCCTTCCACTGGCCGTTTACCTGCGTCGTGATCCAGCCCTTCTTTTCCCGGAGTTCCTTCCGGTGGGCTTTGGAGTCAATATCTTCGCTGTCGAAGCGAAAGCTCTCGGTTTTGTGGCAACAGTCGCAGCTATAAACCGCTCTGCCCTCCCACCATCCATCAAATTCAAGTTCTCGGCTCATAATCTACCGGTCCTCTTTTCCAGTACATATCTTTTTGATACCAAATGGTAATTCACGAGCAAACAACATCGGGAGCCTCCTGGATTGTAACGACCACCCTGGGGTTTTCGCTGTAAAATTTCCGTAGCTGGCAATCAACGACCTGCACATCATCGTGGTAGGCCACCAAGTTCAGGGCGTCCTGGACCACCTTTACGATATTGTCGTTGTCAGGCTTCTTCATCGGCCGGATCTTGAACTGCTCCATGAGGACCCGCTTCTTCTTGCTGGTGCTCTTCGGTATGGAGTAGTATGCTGTGATTCTAAGATCTAACGGAACCCCATCCTCAAACTTGAAGTCATTGCACTGCCGCCTGTACTCCAGCTTAACGAGGTTTTCGTAGCTTGCCGTCTTCTCCGGGGTATAGGTCTTAACATAAGGGCCGACGCTCCTGAACCGGGGCCGCCCTTTCCCGGCCGGCTCTCCGAGGATGGTGAATTTAACCTTCATCGCCGCCAGCCTCCTCGTCCATGCTGTTCATCTGGTAGAACAGGAAGTATTCATAGCTCTTCCCGTTCTTTTTCCGTCGGACCGGCCTCACGGTGTAGCCGTTCTTATACAGGATAGAGGCTACGGCCACCCGGTCGGCCTCATTCCCGATTTTCAGGTATCCTCTTTCACCGACTTCCCCCATTGGGTATCAATCCTCCTCCAGCAGCTTCTCCATATCCTTGAATCTGCGACTCGCCTCGACCTTTCTCCAGCTCGGTCCGGTGAACTGCATCGGATAGCAGTTTTCAAAGATACGGTCGTAGATCCTGCTATACCGAACATCAACCTCCCGCTTCATCTCATCGAGGCTGAGGTTGGTTGTCAGGATCATGGGCAGCCCCTTGCGATACCGGCTGTCGATGATGTTGTAGACCTTCTCCAGAGCATAATCTGTACCCCGCTCGGCCCCCAGGTCATCGAAGATAACGAGTCTGGCATATCCGAGTCTGGACAGGATCGCCGGTTCCTCCTCCCTGCTGGCCTGAATGACTTCCAGCAGTTTCACGAACGAGGTCATAATGACCGGGACCTTGCGGTCGAGCAGGTGGTTTGCAATGCAGGCCGCCGCGTAGCTCTTCCCGGTCCCTACGTCGCCCCAAAACAGAAGCCCCTGGTTCTTCTCCAGCATGAGGTCGAACTTCTCCGCATACCGCAGGCAGAGCTTCAGGTTCCTCTCGTTGTACTTGGTGGGCTTGAAGTGCTCAAAGGTGGCGTAGGAGAACTTTTCATCCATGAGGCTTGCATTTTTCAGTTTTCGGATTCGCTCCATGTCCTCGGCCGCCTGCTCCTCTCTCTTCTGCTGCTCCTCAGTCTCCCGTTCGCAGCGGCACATCGTAGCGACCTTGAGCTGTCTGGTGTGCTCCGGGTTCTCTGGTGTCGGATCAGCAAAATCCATGATCCGCTGTTTTGCTTCCCCACACTTCCCGCACATCAGCAGGCCATCCGGCCCTACATAATCCCCGGGGTTCCTGACCTGCTTGCTCAAGCCACGGGCTGCGATGTTCTTCATAAATTCATAAGTGTTGAGCATACCTTCTGCCATCAGGTATCTTCACCCCATTCTTCAAACGGATTTGTCTTCGCTGCTCCCGGGTCTTCCTGTGGCTTCTCCCTTTTGGGGAGGTAGTCCAGAAACGGGAGGCTGTCACTCAGGAAAGTCTTTGGGTGCTTGATGTACTCCTTCTCCGTCTTCCTTCGCCGGCAATCTATCGCATAGTTCTTAGCTGCCTCAAGTAACTCGGCATCGGAGTACCCGTCCTTCCGACGGGTTTGGTACTTCTTGTATGCCTCGCCCTTCCCGATCTTCCGAGGGTATGCCTGCCAGAACTCCTCGAACGCCGGTGCATATCTCGGTTCCTCCGGCTGTGCTGGTGCCTCCGATCCCCCATCGCTGCCCCACAGAGCCTCCTGGTCGAGACCGTCATTCTTTTTGCCAGCGGCACCGGCCCGCGTCTTCTCAGACCGTTTGCCCTGCCGGTACTCAGCCTTTCGCTTCGCATCCTTTTCCCGGCGTTCAATGGCCTTGTACCATTGTTCCTGCCATTGGTCCCAATCGTGGATATACAGGACGCCCGGCTCCGGCTCATCCATCCATCTGGTCTTGACGAGCGTGTCAACGATGTCAACTTTCAAGCCGCTGACTAGCTTGACGCTGAACGCCTCCAAAACATCCTCCCGGTCGGCGCTCATCAGCTTGCCGTCCTTGTCGGCGTTGTTGAGACCCCATATCCAAAGCGACACCAGGATTCCCAGGGCCTCCTCTTGTGTGCAGCCGATTTCTTTTGCCAGTTCCCGGAGCTTACCCCCTATCACGTTGTCGTGTACGCTGACCCATGCCATTTCATCACCTGCCTTCGTGGCGGTCGGGCCGCCAGTTCACGATCCATTACTCGACAGGCTCTTTCTGGCTGCCGCCATCTTCCGGTACAGGCTCAGAGCTGGGCCGCTCCGCCCGCTTCTCCTCGGTCAAACGTATGATTTCGCTGACCACCTGATTGTAGACAGACACAGGCATCCCATTCGTGGATTCATACCCATGCTGCTCGACAATCTCCTTCAAAATCTTGTTCGCGTCGGCCCCCAGGTGTTTCTTTGCCATGCGGAACAACGACTGCCGCTGCTCCTGGGAAATGGGCGGGTCTTCGGGCTCCGCATCCCCGGTGATGACCTCCCCGGTTTCCGGCACGACCTCGAAGTTGACGGGGATCGCGCCGGAGGCGATCATCTCCTCCTCGGAGTACAGGCCCTCGTAGTCCTTCGGGAACGCCTCTCTCACACACTGGCTGGTGGCTACCTTGCAGATCATGGTGGCAGGCTTAGACTTCCAGTTGGCCTGGCCCTTATCGTACTCGGAGAGCGAGACTTCTTTGAAGGCGGTTCTCTCCTTCCCGTTGCGGTTGAAGTGAACCCTGCACCAGCCTCCAATCAGCTCTTCGTCGGGGTACAGGCAGCACCCTTCCTTCTGGATGACCTCGCCTCCTTTGCGGATGACAACAATACCGTCTTCCTTACAGAGATAGTCCGGGTGCTCATACGCTCTACGCAGATACGCCCCCTTCCCGACCACCATCTGCGCCGGGTCATTCCCGAACTTGATGCAGTAGACCTCCCCGGCGACGAGAGGGTTCAGCTTCTGCATCTTGCAGGTGTTCATAAAGAAAACAATTTCCTGGTCGGTGATCTTATCGGGGTTTCCTCTGACTAGGTAACGCTTCACGAACTGGAGATCCAGTTCAACGTGGGTTCCAAGAACGTCGTAGCTCACGCAAAGGGCGTTCTGTTCGGCCTTGCTCAATGCCATTGTGGATGCCATCTTGGCTAACCTCCCATCTCAATTTTTTCGATTATGCTCGGACGCTGATGCTGACCGAATCTCGGTACTGAACGCCCGGAATCTGGACCGTTCCCTTGGACTCCTTGATGAGCCGCATGACTGCTTTGACATCGACCGGCCGGATCTCCACTCCTTCAAAGGAAACGGGGACCTTCGAGCCGTCGATGCTGACGATCTCCCAGGTCTTGCTCTGGCTCACGCCGGCCGCCTTTGGGGTCTGCGCTTGGATACTGCCGCTGATGGATACCCCTTCCATCACCTCGGCCTCCGCCATAGCGAACTCGGCGCCGGCGGTGTCTCCGGCAGCCTCCGCCCGGGCGGCCTCCTCCAGTTTGCGGTTCATTTCCTGCTCGGCCAGCTTCCGCATGGCCTCCTCCTGTGCCCGGCGTTTCCGCTCCTTCTCCATGGAGTAGTCCCCCATCTTGCCTTTCAGGATCTTCTCCGCAGCCTCCAGAGGGTCAAGCATCTCCTTCTTGTGGGCCAGGACCTCATCATAGGCCGCCTTGGCGTTCACGCGCATCGGCTCCCAATAGTCCTTCACTTTCTTCTGCATCTGCTTGACGGCCTTCGTGAGATCGCCGGCCGCAGCGTATTCGGCGTCATTGGTGACGACCACGCTGCTGGCCTGCTGTTCAATCAGGCTGGCCTCCCGGGTCAAGGTGTCCTCCGGCGAATCGAGGACAAGGGCGTTGCTGCCTACGGTTGCAAGGTTTTCGTTCATTTGCTGCACATCCTTTCTTAACAATCTGTAACTTTACGATACAATACCTACCACCTAAGTCAATGAAATTGCGTATTTTAGCAATATTTTTTCGTAATCTTCATTTAGAGGATTCAATATAGTCGTAGACCGTCTTCAGCGCCCCAAAGACCCGCCACCGGTTTACATCGTTCGCCGGGTAATCTCGAAACGAATAGGTCCCGTCTTTCTTGAGGTGCAGGATCTTCTTCCTCTTGACCCTGATTCCCATATCGGCCAGGGCCTGGGCGTATGCTTCAAGCTGCACCCCGCAGGTCATATCGCTGATGACGTAGGTGCTCTTGTAGTCTACCAGCGTCAGTTCGTCGCTGATGTAGGCGACCAAGTCGGCAGTCCCGCCATATCGCATCAACCGGTGGCAAATCCTGACCTCGGAGCCGACCACCTCCGGCTGGAATTCATCCCACCAGGCCCGGAAGGCGTTGAAGTAGCCGATGTGCTCCGGCGGTATATCCTCAATCTCGAACTTAATCCAGTTCTCAATGCTGTTGTGGACCGCCGTTCCCTTGTCTGCCGCCCTGCCCAATGTTCTCTCGCTGATACCGGCGTATTTTGCCTTGCTCAGAGGTTCCAGGATCGCAGACACGCTCGGTATCACTAGGCCACCGAGTCTGTATGTATGTGTGGCGTCATCAAACTCCAGGCCCTCCACAGCCGGGATCTCCAGTACCTTATCCGTCGTACCCATCGTAGATGTCCTCCTTGCTCGCCATTTTCCAATCGTGGCCCGCCATGGTCACCAGTTCGCAGTACGGGAACTCATCAATGCACTCTTCGCAGTAGATGCTCCCGTCCAAGGTCCCGAACTCCTCCCCCGGTTCAATCACTCTTCCGCAGGCTCCGCATTTTACGATGTGGTCGGGCAGAACGGTATCCCATTCCCCGCCAAGCAGCGGGACCAGCTCGCAGTATGGCATATCTTCGATGCACTCAGCACAGTAGTCCAGACCATCAATCCTGGCGTATTCGTACCCCGGTGTAACAGATTCCCCGCAGCGGGCGCAGGTGGTCACAGCCGGCGGGTCCGGCGAATTTGGGCACCCGCTCAAACAGGGGCTGCGTCTGCAAATCTGGCACATTCGTTCAACCTCCCTTTTGCATTGATGACAGATCTGGTCACGAAATCCCGAAGTTCATTCTCAAACAGAATCGGAACGTAGTCTTGCCCCTTCCCGTTCTGCCTCGCCTTTCGCTCCGTGTATTGAAGAATCTCGCAAACATCTTTGTAGCGGAAAGTCCACCCTGTTTTCGCTTCCACTCCGACCACAATGCGCCGGATTTCATCGGAACTCATTGCTGGACCACCTCCGCCCACTTTGCCTCCAATTCCATGACGTGGCGGCTATAACCGCTGCTGGTGAGGCCCTGGCTGAAGTAGTGGTTGTAGGCACCCGTCTCCCCACAGTTGTAGCAAACAAGGGCCTTGTGCCAATCACCGTATTTGTCATACAGATCTCCGAGCATATAGATGCCGGAGTGCAGATTCTGGAGTGGGTCTGTCAGGTCGGTCACCCCGATTTCCTGGAGCAGCCAAGATTTATTGATGCTGTTTATCTGCATATATCCGTAGCAGCTTCCGTTCTCGGCATCCGGTCGGAATGAGCTTTCGGCCTCTATCACGGCTAGAGCCACGGAATAAGGCACCTCGTACTCCTCGCACCAGCCCATAACCCGAACTTGCGTGTCGTGATCCAGCGGGATCGCATCGGACAGATATGACGGAGCATCTTCCTCTGCTTCCACCGGGGGCTCCTCTGAAGCCTCTGTATCAGCCGATTCCTTTTTGAACGTCATCTTCATCTCAGCTTCCTCGCTGAACCGCAGCGGGAGCACTTCTACGATCTGCCCCTTTTCACTTCCGGGGGCAACCGCTCCAAAAGAAGGGGCCTCGTCTGCCGCCCAGCTCGCAGTCAGGAGTACAACGACTAAAATTCCAAGTATGGCGGTAATCCGAATCCGGTGCCGTCTGGCTCTCAGTTTTCGTCTCTCCACTCTTGTCACAACGCTATCTCCTTTCGGTGTGTTATCTGCGGGATCAATCGTCATCTCCGACATCTCCGCCGTTCAATGCAATCTTCCCGATAGTCTTCAGTTCACTGATGGTCTTTGCCAGATCATCCAGATAGTCCAAAATCTCCCGCAACTCCGGCTTTTCATCTTCTGTGATCCTGCCGTCCTCCGCAATATTGAGCAGAGAATCCTTGATCTCCTCCAGTTCATCGACCTTCAGGCTCTTCAATAGCTTGACGGTTACCCGGTCAATCCCCAGCAGTTTATCGGATAGAGACTGCCGGCAGCCAATCGGGCACTCATGCAGACAGTAGTAGTTCAGGAGCTGAGGAGCGTTGTACCGATCCGCCATCAGAACCGCCTTATCCACGGGCATACACTTCGTCAGGCCCAACTCCGCATCTGCCAGAGCGGATACCGACATTCCGAGGCTTTCGGCTGCCCCTTCCCGGCTACTTAGCCTGTCGTCATATTCAGCGGCCCGTTTCCTGGCTTCATACCATGGATTACCGACCGCTTTCCTGGCTTCACGCCCCATTTTTTTCACCTCCGAATTGCCCTATAATTACCGTAGTAAGATAAATTATTTCCATCTGGTAACATACGGGCATAAAAATAACGCCCCTCAATTCGCGGAGCCAATCGGCAACTCGCCATCAAAGAGGAAGTCATTCATTTGCGCCGGCGTAAGCTCCAGCAGCTTCGTGACCTTGATCTTCTCCTTATCGGTAAACCGAATGACGCCACTTTCCTTCTTCCGGTAGGTGGCGACCGATATTCCAAGGTTATCAGCCATATACTGTTGCTTATATCCAAGCCTTGCCCGGGCTCCTTTGATCTCAAGCGGTTTCATTTAGTTCACCCCCAATCCCTTCGATTTTTGGGTATTGAATTACCTTAATCTTATTTTACGTTACCAAATGGTAAATGTCAATATGTTTTAGGTCAATGTTAATATTTTTTGTTGCAGAATCGTCCAAAAGGATATAAAATGTAATTCACAATCGGTAACAGAAAATCACACTTCGGAAAGGGGTTTATTTATGGACTACAAAATTTTCAGGGAGCACATGAGACAGCTTTGCGATTCTACGGGAAAGCCGCTTCGAGAGATCGCTGAGGGGCTGAAAATTTCCGCCCCCACTCTTTCCCGCTATTTGACTGGCGAGCGGCTGCCTGAGATCACCTACCTTGTTAAAGTAGCAGAGCATTTTCATGTCTCTCTCGACTGGCTGGTCGGCCTGAGCGGCGACAAGTATGAACTCATGCCCCCGGAGCTTCAGGAGGTCGCCTCTCTCTACGGCGCCGCAAATGCCGACGACAAGCGTGTCGTACAGGCAGTTCTGCAAAAATACAGACTGGAGGAACAAGCTGATGATGGCAAACAATCGGGCGGGGACCACTCTGCACAGTGACAATTTGATGGGCGGCCTTGAGCTTCTGTACCCGGCGCCGGCCCGGGACCATCCCAGACTCTCCCCCCTCATCTGCATCGGGCAAGATCTTACGGTTGACTGCGGTTCCTGCTACGTTGAGGTTTCAGGCGTCTTCCTTTCGCCGGCAGGCAACTTAGCCTTTGTCCTGCCCCGACCTTATCCGGCCCTTTCTGTGTATCATTTCATCTCGGAAATGAAGACCCGCTCCTTCGATGATCTGGATTCATTCGCCTCCGAGTTCACCTATCAAGTATCCGGGCAGGCATATCGTATCATCGACCTCATGGCACAACGGGGCTACCTCTCCTTCTCCGATGCCGGGCACCTCTCGGATGAGATTAACCGGAACTTGAGCAACGAGCATTTCTTCGTGTTCTGCGCTGGAGATCGGGGTGATTCGGTTGAGTAAACAGAGCAATGCTGTCCTATATGGGCGGGTCGCCACGCAGGAACAAATTTCCGAATTGCCCAGGCTCCGTTTTGCAGCGGCCTATATCCGGGTATCAACGGACGATCAGGATGAGTTGTCTCCAGAGAGCCAACTGGAAGAGATCAGGAAGTATGCCAAGCGCGAAGGCATCATTCTGCTGGAAGACTGCATCTATATCGAAGATCCGGTCTCCGGCCGCAAGGCCAAAAATCGTCCAAAGTTCCAAGAGATGATCGCCAGGGCTAAAGAAAGCGATTGCCCGTTCTCCGTCATACTCCTCTGGAAGTTCGCCCGTTTTGCCCGAAATCAAGAGGAAAGCATCTTCTACAAGTCGATCCTCCGCTCCAAGTGCAAGGTCGATGTGGTCAGCATCACGGAACCCCTGATTGCCGGGCCCTTTGGCAAGCTGATTGAGCGAATCATTGAATGGATGGATGAATTCTACTCCATCCGTTTGAGCCAGGAAGTAAAGCGCAGCATGAGGGTCAACGCCGAGAGGGGCAAGCGGCAGTGTACCGCCTCATTCGGATACAGGCTCGATGAAAGCGCCAAAATGGTTCCAGATCCGGTGGAGGCCGACTATGTCCGCCGGATCTTCGACGAGTTCATCGCCGGCAAGGGCCTCTTCCCCATTGCGAAGGAGTTGAACGCTCTCGGCGTCAAGACCCACCGTGGCAATCCATTCGAGAACCGGACCGTCGAGTATATCATTCGGAACCCGGTCTACATCGGGAAGCTGCGATGGAACCCAGAGGGGCGTACCAGGCGTGATTTCTTCAATGAGAACATTATCATCGCAGACGGCGACCACGAGCCAATCATAGATTTGGACACCTGGGAAGCTGCCCAGCGCCGCATGGATGAGGTAAAGGCGCAGTGGGGCTACAAGGCTCGCCCCAGCACAGAACTGAAGCATTGGATGTCCGGCATTGTCCGGTGCAGCGCCTGCGGCGCCACTCTCGTCTTTACCAAACCCCACTACTTCAAGTGCAACAACTACGCCAAAGGCCGTTGCACCCACACCCAACACATCCAGGTCGATCTCCTGGAGGATGCCATCATCTCCCGCCTGGAGCAAGATGCCACCAGCTCCGTAGACATCGCCTACGACATCACCTACACCAATTCCAGCGAGGGCCGGGATCTGGTCCACCTGGAAGCCGCTCTTCGGATTCTGGAGTCAAAAAAAGAACGCCTACAAGAAGCGTATCTTGCGGGCGTCATCGAACTGGATGATTTTTCAAAGGCAAAGAAGGGCTTGGAGGAAAATATAGCTCAGACGGCGAAAGAGCTGGAGGAGCGGAAGTCCAACTCTGACGAGGAGGTCACCCGGGCTGCCATTAAGGGTGCCATATCAACCGCTTTGGAAACGCTCCGGTCCCCCACGGCCACCACTGAGGAAAAGAATAACGCTGCTCGTTCGGTCATTGAGAACTGCGTATTCGATAAGGACAGCTACACCCTTGCGATAACCTATCGCATTATTTTGTGACCCATTTTATAGCCTATTGGAGTATGGTGGGCCCGACGGTGAGCTGGGCGCGTCCCTGCGCTACCTGAGCCAGCGGTACTCCATGCCCTATGCGGAGCTGAAGGGCC